ATAGTTTAAGCAATTCCAGACCACGGACGGTCTGTTTGCCGGGTGGGGCGCCCTGCCCGAATCAAAGAACATGGAGGTTCTATATGAGTGGTTTTCAATCAGCTACACCTGCGGGATATCAAATGGTTTCGACTGGATATCCCGGCATGGGTGGATTCGGATTCGGGTCCGGTTTCGGACTTGACGCACTTCTGATCCTGTTACTGCTTGGGCCGAATGGATTTGGACGCGGTGGGTACGGCTCACCAGCAGCCAATGCAGTTACGACTGACGTTGTTCTGCAACCGGCATTCCAGTCACTTCAGCAGCAGATCGCGCAACTCGCAGAAAATCAGGCTACCGCTGCGATCACGAATAAAATCGGCGATCAAATGCAGGCTCAGGCATCACAGGCCGGCTCTATCGGCGCGGCTATCGGCGGGCTTCAGGCTTCTATTGAGAATAGCCGCTTCACGGCTCTTGATCAGAATAACAACCTGTATCGCGATATCACGGCCCAGAATACTCAGGCTCTGCTGAATGCTAACCAGCAGACTCAAATCACCAATGGCCTGATCACCAACGGATTTAATCAGAACTATCTTGCTACGCTCACCGGGTTCAATGGCGTAGAGAAATCCATTGACGGTTTGTCCCGCGAACAGGCTGAGTGTTGCTGTCAGATCAAGGAATCCATCCTGACAAACGCCCAGCGTGGTATCGATCTTCAGAACCAGATTCAGAAAGAGAATTTGATAAGCCAGCTGAACGACGCCAAGGCCCAGATCTCAAATCTGAGCCAGACCAACCAGCTGATCCAAGCCATGCAGGCGCAGACAACCACGATTCTGCACCACATGTTTCCTTGGTATGGTAGCTCGAACGGAAACAACGGCAACAACGGAAACAACAGCGTCCGTTAGGCTGAACTGGATACAACGTATTGCAAAGCGGGTCTTCCGCATTTGAATCCCAACGCGCCCGGTATGTCCCTGCCGGGCGCTTCTTTAAGGAAGTGGGCTATGACACCTGAACTTGTTAAGAAGTTAGACGACCTTATTTCAGAAGAACACCGGATCAGCCTAATCGAGGCCGACCACATGACGTTGCTCCAGTCGTACGGGTACCCGGGCTTCAAACGGCAGCACCGGTACCTCCAGCGATGGCGGAACGAGACGGCACTCTGTCTCCGAAACTGGCTAACAGACAATTTTGACTACTACCCTACTGTTTCAGTAAACTACACCACCCCTTCGCAGAAACCGACCTCATTTCTTGAGGCTGTCAGCGCAATTATTGAGGTGTACGAAGGTCTTTATAAGCATTACGTCGAAACATCGCGTGTAGCGGCAAATGAGGGTCTTGACGATCTTTTACAGGTTTTGCAGTGCAAAATAGGGTGGATTTCGAAGGTTTTGTGTAAATATAACCGGGATTTGCGGGAAGTGGGGAATGTCTCAGCTGATAAAGTGTACCTTCAGCTTAGGTCGGAGAAGTTGCATGAGAAGTATCGGAAGAAGGAAGAAAGTTTTAAAGTGGAGTATTGAAGAAGTTTCGATGAGCCGGGGAGGAGAAGTTCCCCGGCTCTAACGGAGTTATAACTTGAATTTAAGCGAAAACCCGTTATCGTTCATTTTAACAGAAAAATGGTCTTCGAAAAAGTACACGCAGGCGGCTCCGAGTAACGCGGCCTTCACATCGTCTTCGTCAGCGATCCCGCCGTTCTGGGTGTCGACCCATTCCTTGAACAGTGAGACCGAAGTTACCACACACATCCCACCAACAGAGTCGAGCTTGAGGTCGTCGTGGCAATACTTTGCTACCAGTGCGCCGGTTGCAAAGTGGGCGAGCTTGTCATCCGCCACATCCAGTCCCGGAATCCCAGCAAAACAAGTCGAACCAAACAACAAAACAAACAATACGATAAGAAATTTACGCATAGTTGCACCTCCTGACTTAATTATACATCAATTCCTTTGTAAAAGCGACAAAATTTATGTTATAATCAGACTATATACATGGGCTAGTGGCCAACTGGAAAGGCACTTGGTTTTCATCCAAGTGAGTGTGGGTTCAAATCCCACCTAGCCTACCATTTACCCGCAGACTCGGTGGGTGTATCATGAACATCAGGGGACAATGATGCGAAAAACTTCGATGAGCGGGGAAGATAGCATGTGGACAGACGACCAGAAAAAGTATTTGTCAGACCAGCTCCGGATCCATACAACAACAATCATTTCAGAGTTAACCAAGATCATAAAAGAATGCGAAACGACCAGATGCTGCAAGGGCACCGACTTCAAATGCCTCGCTACCAAAGAGGACCTATCACTCCAGAACTTCAAATTTACTGCCAAACTTGTTGGACTCATCATTGTGACGATGTTCTTTGTCCAAGAGTTGGGCGGTCCTACGAAGGTGTTGATAGGGTGGGCGGCCAAGATGACCGCCACTGAGCAATTACAGCACTGAAGCGAACGTACTATCCAGAAACGGAAGATCCCGGATCCACTCACAGTACTCCTGCCACGCAGGCATCTTGTGCCGTTTCCTCTGGTTGTAGATAGACTTCAGCTGGAGGTAGTTGGTGGTCACTACCGCAGACAGTCGCAGACCAAGGGGAAGCCCGAGTACATACTCCTCGAACTTGATTTCACCTTCCCTATACCGCTTTTGAAGTTTTATTGCCAGTATTCGGGCTTCAGAAGGGGTGCTGTCGGAGAAATCTAGGAACCACGGTTCGGCGGCTGAATGCATCTTCGAGGTGGACGACACGATGTCGTGGAAGTGGTAGCGCTGCCACTGGAGCCAGAATGAGTGGTCAGCGCGGAGCTTGTGCAGAACAGTGATACCCTTCAGAAAGCAGTCATGCCCGGATCCTACTGGAGACTTGGCAAGTGTCGAAGCTCTTTGGGCAGACTCTTCTGGCTTAGCTGAATGGGGTAACCCACTGATCCACATACTCTCATTCAGTCCGGTGATAGATAGGGTTTCGACTACAATCTCACTCATAGGTAACGCTCCTTTGATCGCTGGAGTTTCTTCTCAATTTCTGAACCTAGCATCTTGACAAGATCCACATCTTCAGTTTGCTCAATGTACTTAGCAAAATACTCCAGTGTAATGAGTACATCGGCAACCTCGCGCACAACTTCTAACACACTTCCAGAGTTTTGGAGCCTAATCATGGCTGCGGAACATTCGGACAGCTCTTCCGCGCACTTCAGAAGCTGTGCGGTGTGCCCGAACTTATCGTAGAGTTTATCAATTACTTGGCTGTTGTCTGAAAAATCATCAATGAACATGTCTCCTCCTTAATTCCCAATCGTCACGTTAACCGTCACCGGAATCTGTTTCAACGGTCCGTAAATACTAGCCAGACTGCGTTGGACGTGTGCGGCGGTCGCTGGTGACACTGTGAGTGTCTTCCCATCGATCCGCATCGTGACATTTGCGGTAGGGATAAACGCCCCGGATGTGGTCATAACCACGTTCCCAGTCGGTCCAGAGATCACCTGAATTCCGATAGGGTATGCTGATACTGATATCAAAAGAATTGCAATTGTGATTAATTTTCGCATTTATGAAACTCCCATCTATCGCATTTATCGGCTATTGTCATTTTTGGGCAATGCTTCACAGAGTAAGCGCCACAATTTCCACAGCACTTCATCGATTCTATCTTCTCGAGAAGCACTTTATTCTCACGAAACAATTTATCATTTTCTATGTTTAATTGTTCCATGTTTACGTTACCATTGCACATTTTAAGCCTCATTTCCATTATTTTAGAATCAAGCCATTCTTTTAGCTCAGCGGATACCTTTTCGCACGTTAGCTCCACCCCATCACGATCTGACATTGCGTAGAACGGGAATAAATATGCGGCCATTTCTTGTTCATTGTATTCGGAAGTTTCACTCATTCCCCGTCCTCCAGCTCTGGAATTTCCCTCCAAAAATCAGCCCTACAGTTTTCAGGCAAATCCCCATTAATAAAATATCCATTTTCCAAATGCATTGCGATATACACGTCATCATTTATTTTGACCTCATAATATTTGTCAGTTTCTGGCAACCGCTCCTTGACCGGAATCCACCGGAGTTTATCGCGGAGCTCGGAGAGTTGTTTAGCCAGTTTTTCGTATTCATCGAATGTAATCCAATCTCCTGATTTACATTCGACAAGCCCGCATTCCGTACATTCAACTTCATCACCGCACGTTGGACATTCTGTTGTTCCGTCACTGAATACAAACCGTTTAACCATCACGCACCGCCTTTCATATTAAAAAATTCTGATTCAACCAATGCATTATATTCTGTTTTTAATTCCTCTAGTTCGAGCTCCACCCGTTTTATGTTTTTATTCAATACCAATACTCGTTTTTTTGTTTGCCTCCGCGCCCACGCAAGTGGATTTTTCCATGGTTTTTCTTTTCCTCCGTACCATGTGCCTACAATGTACCCGTTTACAGAAACAGACCAAACGCAGTAGTCGTCCTCAGCATTTACGCATCTTGGCTCCCTATGTAATTTAAATGACATCACGCACCACCTTTTCTATACACACGACATAACATGTCGCTCAACAATCCATAATTCCTATACGCACCCCAAATCATAGCGACCTTCATTATCATCAATTTCGTCAGCATCATCCGAGGATTTCTGCATTTGATATGCGTTGAGTTCATCCCGTAATTTATCAATCCGATCCCGTAAGAAGATGATTTCGCGCCTCTGAAACTCCATTTGCATAACATGCGAATCCGGCACGTCAATCCGGCGCTCGATTAGATCAACGATCTTTTTGGCCTTTTCTGAGTTGTCGTCATCTAGGTCGCGTACTAAGTCAAATATGTCAGTCTGCAATTCATCCCAGTCCATCACGCACCGCCCTCTACTTTTTCAACGAAAAAACTTGTGTAATATTCAAGTTCGACATTAAATTTACCTATAAAATCACCATCTGCGCCGTATAACATCACAATGTAAGAGCCAGGCGCTACTAGGACACCATCGAAATTTCTTTCTTTACATACAGCCTGTACAATATCATCGTGATCAGTTTCTGCTGATTCAAATTCATCTAGGTAATCTATGGCCTCTGTACGAATCAAAATTTCAATTTCATCGCCGTCATTCAGAATTTCATAGTAGTATTTCATCACGCACCGCCTTTCATGTTTTTATTTAGAACCTCAGATATCAGATCAAACACAAGTTTTGTATTTAGTGTAATCGTGTAGTTTTGCGACTCATATGTGGATGTGTTTGAGTCAATTCTGATATTCTCAGGGTCGATTTTAATATCGATTCCATCATGATTATTTTGCTGGATATAGATTTCTGGAGTTTCATAGTCCAAAAACTTTTCGATCTGAAATTCGCTCATTCAACACCACACTCCTGTTTTATCATCGTAATTGCTATATCAAATAACTTGCGATCAGTTCCACTATTGGCTATAATTTTTTGGAACCTCAATCCTCGGAGCCTATTTTCGTTGGAATTTCCTGAAATTAAATGTATTTCTGATTTACCTGAGAACCTAAAAATTTTACTCGACACATGAAAGCTGAATTTTATATTAGTTATATCTAGTATTTCAAATATTTCCTTTTCCCAAAAATACGTGTCGTTTGCCAAAATTAAAATCTTACTACCACTAGGTTTATGAGCACACTCCCTGATCAGATCCATGAGAACGCCTTGGTCGTACCCCCAAAAAACACAGTTAGTATATTCGGTCACCTAGCACCACACTCCTATTCTAAAAATTGACAGCAAACGCCGCCACTTGAAATATCTACTCACCTCATTTGCACACGGCTCAACCCTATGAATCCCACCACAAGCGAAGAATTTGAAACCGTGCTTCCTCGCCTCTTCCTTGTATTTCTGACCCTGTCTTCCTTCCAGCATTTTCCTTTCAGCCTCCAGCGCATCGGCAAGTGAACAATTCGCGTTTTTAACCTCGACCACCGCCCGAAGACGGTCTTTTATGTCAAAAACGCAGATATCAAACCGGTTCCGCTGGCCTTTCGGGTTGCACTCCACACGGGCGTCAAATCCGCGATCCAGCAGGGCCTGCTGTAGTTTGTGCTGGACGTTGGCCTCTGTGTATCGGATGTCATTTGAGTTGATCATTGCGCTTCCATTCTCCCAGTGAATCGGCACCACCACACATTCACGGTCTTACCCGAAAACTTACGGGGACTCGCACCCTTGATCACGGCATTCATAGATCGCTTCCAATCCGAATTATCGCCGTTCGGACCTACCCATTTATGTAGAATTTTCGCTGTCTTGTGCTCGTCATACACTCGATTGGTGTTCCCTGTGTAAGTAGTCACGTTGTCGGTTTGCACTATTTCAGCCACATCTTCAGCCACGGTGTAGGTGACCTCGTATTCGAATAGGTGTGTTTCGATAAAGTCTTTCCGATATTCAACGAAAGTGTGGCCCGAGTTGAACGGGTACCACACTTTCACGCTTACCGTATTCATCACTGCGTCGCAGAACTCTACCCACTTCTTGCCCAGAATTCCCATCGGTATCACCGCCAGCATCAGAAGGATCGGATTCCTTTGCAGGATCCCGTTTATTACCAGACAAAATACGAATAGCAGTCCTGCGAGGTACCACATCAGACGTTCACCGCACCTTCGTCCGGGATTGGTGACTCTCGTTTCTCATAATACCTGAGTAACATGTAGATCGTATCTTCCACGGTTTGGCCGTGCTCTGTCATTATTACGAGCCGTTCTCTAACGTCTTCGTTTAAATTAAGTAACAGTGGCCTCTTTTTGACTCCTTTGTTCAAAGCACGTATCAGGATCCTTTTTATCGCTTTTTCTAAAAAACTCACCGCGCACCCCTCACAATCTTAGATTTCAACCACCGCTCGAACCCGGAGTGAGATGCTAGGGGTTCGATCAGGGTTGTTATTTCTGTCGTGTAAATCCCGTACATTGGGCAGTGGGGTAGGAGTGGTCTACCCCACGACGCCCGGTGAAATTCAATGTGGTCATTCACAACCCGACGCTTACTGTGATCATAGACACTGATCAGGTTGTCCGCTTCAGAATACTGACCGCACGCGATCCGCTCTTGAAAAGCGCCGAGGTCGTTCTTGCCCATCGGCTGAATCGCATTCACTTGACTTGCTCCGAGTAAAAGCATAAGTACGATTAATGTGCGCATCATAAACCTCCGAACATTGTTGTTGGTTTGTACACCGTTTCAGGTATAATACTACCCTTCTTACTGGATGCCAGCCACTTGATGAATGCCGGTTTCTTACGATACTCATCTCGTCGGCTCGTCAGATCCAAGCAGTTGGACGCCAGCAGAAGTCTCAGGAATGAGTGGGCCTGCTGTTTTGAGCAGTCCAGAACGTGCTCGATCATTGTCGATGTTACCTGATCTGTAGTCAGGAATAGCATACGCTCCTGCTCGGTAAGCACAAACTCTGAATCCAAGCGCTCCACATTCTGAAGGCTGTCACGCTTAGTCAGCACCCGGGACAATTGGCCATATCCCATCGAGGGGCTGTCGTAGATATCACGAAGGAACTGGTACGCCACATCCGCATGCGCTGGATGGACAAGTACCTTCTCACCTGTTGCATCGGACGAGAAGCACATCACCGCTAACGACACTGCGATACGGGCGAGCTTGATCACCTGCTCCGCTGGAGGTACCAACGCCATTGACCCATGATAACGGCTCACCATGTCCTTCGAGTATTCGATTAGCCGGTCTTCAGTACCTTCAACAAACACAATCTCGTGCGCCTTCCGTGTCCAGCCCCACATTATCAGATCGTGGCATACGCTTGCTTGGAAGACTCTGTTTTCGATCGGTTCAGGATGTCTATATATGATATCCTGCGGGAGGTCTCCCATATTTACAGCCACCGCGAAGTCCAGTCGAGTGATATCCTCGGTCTTCCCGCCCATGATCGACGAAATCGCCTCGATGCCATACGGGAAGTTGTCCATTACCGTCGAGGTCTGGCGCGGGTTCGCGACAAAGATGATCCGGGTCTTGGCGTTCGTCCTGTTCCGCTGGATCTTGGTGATCTGCGCGACCCCGGTAGACACGGTCTGCGACAGGTTAGCAAGTACTTCTTCTGGAAGGCCATGTGCTTCGTCGATCGCCACGAGCCCGCCATTGTTCAGTGGAAGTGTTCCCCAGATAACTCCAGAGATCTCCCCTTTCAGGCTGCCAACGCCGCCAACCAGACCCGCAAACGACGCGGACTCTCCGCCAACAAGCTCGCCCAGCCGGTAGTACGACATGAGCTTGGTCACGACGTCCGACTTCCCTGTTCTGGAGTCTCCAAAGATAAGGGAACACAGGTACCCCCGGCTCAAGGTCTTTCCGAACACTGAGAACGACTTCACCGAATGGTACACTAGATCCACAGCAAGGTGCAGAGTATCGCGGCCATAGATCCGCGTCTCTTGTTGAAGCTCCTTGTACCGGTACTTCAGCATTTCCCATATCACATCTGCGTCTGGTCGTACTGCTACCGCCGATAGCTCCCGAACAAGTGCCGGAGTTACACGGAAGGTGTTGAATGCGTTCTTGCCATCTGCCACTTTGTATGCCATCAAGATCGCTTCTTGATTGCTGGGCGCCGCCATTGGGATTCCCTCTAGTTCGTAGCATCTGTTTGCTTCGAGCGTGTCTTCCGTAATCGTGTAGACCTTCCGAAGAATGTATGAGGAGTCTTGCTCTGATACGAATCCGATATCCGGGCTTACTACAATCTCGGACACGTTATACACGGTTCGCACTTCCAGCTTGAATTTCACGCATTTGGAGGGTACTCCGAACTTATGCTTCAGCAACTTGTGGAGTCGGTCGTTCGGGAGTCCGATAAACCCGATATTGTCCGGATCGTCGCATGCGATGCCATAACTTGTCCGAACAGCCCGACCGCCAACATCCATGATCGTGTCTTCATCGGTTGTCGACTGGCAGAGCTTGCATTCCGCACAATACTCCTCAGTGTTCCTGCCGTAGCAGAAGAAGTCACACCGGCGGGGCGTGGAGTAGGTCCGCATAATACCTGCAACGACCACCGACACCTGAACGCGCTTCCGGAAGAAGTTCGTATGATGGGACTCGGTCAGACTCACCGGATAGACTACTTCACCCGAAGCGGAGGTCCGGATATTGTCCCAGTCGGTCGGTTCCAGCGTCAGAAAGGCATCGATCCGCCACTCATTCAACCGAAGGAAATCGGTGAAATCCCCGTTCTTCGGCATCCCATCACAACTGAAGTCGTACAAGTAGATCTTACGTGCAACCTGCTCCAACTCCTTCGCAACCAGCCGGGCACCGTCGCAACCCGCTTGATCGATGTCATAGCAGATGTACACGTCACGATCCCGGAAGTACTTGTTGAAGTTCGGGTGCCAAGCGTGCGCACCACCTGCGGGCCCAACTACCGACACGCCTCGTATTCCAATCGCATTGGCGAGCATCGCATCGAGCCAACCTTCGAATAGGTAGATCGGCTCGTTGTCTTGGGTGAGGTTAGACTCTGGCCAAAGCATAACACCTAAGCCTGTCGGCGTGAAATACGCCTTCGGGAGATCAGAGTCTGACCCGAACGTCTGGTTTGACGGGCGGTGATATGCGAACATACGGCACTGGTGGATCGCATCGAACACGGGAAGGCTGAGGTAGTTGTCACCATCGAACCCAACCCGAAACCGGGAGAGCGTGTCTTTCGGGATCCCGCGCTCATTTAACAGGAACTGCATAACCTTCGGAGAGTTCAGTAGCACTTCATGATAGTGGTCCACATCATCGGTAGGGGTGGGCAGGTATCCCTGAAGAGCCAGAAGGGCCCTCGACACATCGTCGATATCTGCGCCGGTCATCCAAGTTGCGAGGCTGATCGGATCCTCCCCACCCCTATGGCACACGAAACAGAACCACTTACCAGTCATCGCGTTGATGCTGAAGGATGCATTCGCATCGTCGTGGTTCGGGTGAGGACAACGGAACCGAACTTCCTCGTCTGATTCGGTCAACTTCGTCCGCACCTGTTCTTTCGGATTTTTTGCGTTTAGAGACAGTAGATGCGCAAATGCCTTTGTGTACGCATAGCGGTCTCTGTACAGGTCTTTTAAAGACGCGAGGGTGTTCTGATTCATATGTAAGTTGTCCCCTTATAAGATATGCCGGGTACAACGCCCCCGGCTGGCTATCAGATTAGTAGATGGAATTCGGATCGACAATCACGTCAGCGGCTTCGACCACAACGGGTTCCGGAGTGTCCATTGGTGAGGTGACTTGGGCTTGCATGAACTTCGGTGCTTCGATCTGAACGGTCTGGCTTTGGTAGATCGGATCGAGTTTGAATTCGCGGAACACATCGGCTGATTCTTGGTATGGCGCTTCGAGAGCGGCACTGAAGTTTGCGCCGACTTGGTTAGCTTCCATAATTTCCGTCGACTTAATGGAGTCCCACACAGGCCAGTAGCCTTCTTTCTCCACTCCGTTATCCTTATAAGTACCTCGATGGATGCGAGTGCAGGTTTCAAACTCAGCGAAGAATGGTCGAGCGGTAGTTCCGAAGCGTTCCAGCAATACTTGCTCAACCCGCTGGATATTCCGGATTGACTCGTTCATCGTCTTTTTCATCGCTTCATTGCTGATTGACAAGCTGAGATTGTATTCTGTAACTTCCATAACTTTTCCGGCCATCAGGTCTTCCATATCAGACCGGAGCACTACCACCATATCAAAGAACTCTGAAGCGGTAGGGCGTACCCACTTATCATCCGCACCTTTTGTGAAGAAGACTTCGTGCTCCATAACTGGGGTACCGTCAGACCAAGCATTCGGCCGTACTCCCGGGGTAGTGATATAGGTGTATTTCTCAAGCGTCATATCTTGTCGAAACATCTTAAAGGAGTGAGCGCATCGGAGAATAAAGAACTTCAGAGGTTCTCCTACGTTTGCAATTACTTTACTTTCATCAGTACTTAGTACAACAGTACCGGCGGGTAGCCCAGTTCGAAGGGCCGCAGTCCCTGCAAGCATCTTCAAAAAAGCCACAGTCTTAACGGTTGGAGCGATATTTCCAAAAAGTGACATATTATTTTTCTCCTTATTATTTGGTTACTGATAGTGCAGAATATTCAGTTACGCGGATGCCGCATTCCTCGACAAATTGTCCGAAGAAGTCGGGATCATTCCGAAAAGCGCTTGGGAAAGATTGTGCGGAAACTGTGACTAATCCTTCATAGGGTGTCCCGATAAGTTGTTCAACAAGCTGGAGCTTATTCTCAACTGTCACACTCTCCTTGCGGAGGATCTTCAACCCACCGTAGGTCGTGCGTACGCCATCAAGTCCGGGAGTGTTTACTAGGAAATCAAGGATTTCTTTTTCGAGAGCTTTCTTCGCATCCTCAACTTCTTTCAACTGGGACTTCAGCTCGAGAAGGAGGGCATGCTTCTCGTGAATATTCTCCAGTGTAATTTCGTTGGTTGTTTGGGGTTGTTGCGGCTTTAAATCGAAGATTGATTCGGTTGTCATAGTGACCTCCATCTAAAATAGGTTTATCGAGTAACGCCTCGATAGTGCGTAATTCTTCGCGGATAAGCTCCGCACGGGAATTTAACTTTCTGACTACATTCCGAGTTAGTGCTTCAAATGTCGCCAGTCTCTCATAGTTCAAGGTTCTCACCTCCCCACTTAATCCAGTATACACCATCTTTTAATTATAACAAATCGATTTTATTTAATCTAACTGTCAACCCAGAATCTTGTATCGGTGAGTCGGTTCTGTATATCCAGCTTTTCCTGAAGTGCCTTGGATATGATCGTATCGATCGAACTCTGAAACATAAGCTCAATGTACGTGATCTTCGCGTGTCGCTCGGATCCGACCCGATGGCACCGGTCATTTGCCTGCAACCAGTCCTCAAGGTTGTAGTTCTTCGAGAACCATATCGCATATGACGCCTCTACCAAGTTTATGCCGATCCCGGCTGATGCCGGATTCGCGATGATCACCCGGCACGTTGGATCTGTTCTGAACTTGGTCGCCTCGGCCTGCTTGTCCTTCGTATCCCCGAAGATAATGGCGGGATTATACGGCTTCAGGGCTTCGATCAATTGGAAGATATTGTTTCGGTACACCGCCCACACAATTACCTTCGTAGTCGAGCATAAGTCTTCAAGCAGTTCCGTCAGGGCGTTCAGCTTCGGGTTCGTTTTGAACCGTTTCTCTTCACCCGTATCGGTCTTATAGAATCCAGACGACACTTGATTTAACCGAAGGATCTTAGACGCTGCCTGATCGGCGACAACGGTATCTCCTTCCAGATATGCGATGAAATCCTGCTTCAGCTGCTTATACATCTTGGCTTGGTCTTCGGACATCTCGCAGTACTGGTGCATAAACACCTTCTCCGGAAGGTCGAGGCAGTCTTCCTTTTTAAGGGTCGTACTTACTGTCGCCACTCTCTCCCGGAACGCCGGTTCTAGTGCCTTGATCAGCACCCAATCCGGGAAGTACTTACCGCCACACATCCGCTTTGATGCGTTGATGTCGCACATCCACTGTCTTCGGAAGGTCATTTCGTTAGTTCCGAATGTTAGCCCACCATCCAGAAATAGGATCTGATTGAATATGTCCTCAGCTCCGTTAGGCATTGGAGTCCCGGTCAGTGCCAAGCGGTACATCGACATCGGGCCCAGCTGGAGCAGTGACTGCGTCCGACCCGCTTTCGACGACTTGATCTTATGAGATTCATCGAGGATGATAATCTCCGGCGGATTCTGCCTCAGATAATCGTGCATATATGACATCTCAATGATCCAGCGCTTCGTCCGATCCACGTAGATGTTCGGCCTACCTTCTACCGCGTCCATCGCCTTACCTCCAGCACCCTTTCGGATCTTATAACTGAGCTTGTCGTAATTAATAACGATGATCGACTCATTCGGTATTTTCTGCAAACCACGCTCAACCTGCTGCCGGGTGCCGTCGACTACGTGAACTCGACTCGCAAGGGATGAGTGCTTCTCGAACTCTTCGAGCCAGTTATACTGTACAACCTTCGGGCATACGATCAGAACCCGCATCGGCCTCCCGTGCTTGTACATCTTCATCCGGATCCAGTCGATCGCGAACTTCGTCTTACCCGTACCCATTTCCCAGAACTCCGCCCAATACGGCTTGTCGGAGTGTTCTTTCAGGAAATGGAGCTGGTGGGCGAGGGGTTTCGTTTTGAAAATCATTGCATGCTCACCTCGACCAACTGCCCCATAACCACATACCGCTCAAATGATCCCATACGTTTTTTCGTCGATAAGGGCACAACGAAGTAGTTCGTCTTTGAGTCCTCGCCAAGAGTCCGCAACAAAGGCAAAAGCGCCACTTTGCCGCAGTTTCTGGATTCGATAATCTTGCAATGGTCGGGGAGACTCCCCAACTCGCTTGACCTCGATTCCGATGAAATGTCCGGAGACATGCCCGACAATGTCGGTAACTCCACTTCGATTCGCTCCCTCAATTTTCGTCCAAGCTGAGCGTGGAATTCGCTCAAGTCCTCGGAGGATTTCAGTTTGGACCTTAGACTCTTTTTTACGATACTGCTTGTAATCGAATTCTTCACCCATACAAACCCCCTCGCCGCAGCGTAACCAATCATAAATAAAAACAACCCATCCATAAAACTACCCATTCCAAGGCTCCTTATCCGCCCAATTTGTCCGAATAATCTCCGGATCCACTGTCAACTTAATTCCGAAGATCCCCATACTATCTGACATGATATCACAGACTTGTGGGATCAGTTCGGACACTCTATTCTCGTCTACCTGTACGATCAGTTCGTCGTGCACCATCATCAGAATCTCGACATCGGGCAGGGTGTCATATATCCGAACCATCACCGCTTTGATGTAGTCTGCACACGACCCTTGGATGTATGCATTCACACCCTTGTACCCCTGATCTGTGGCCAGACGTCTTCGACGTCCGAACGGGTTCACGATATAGCCGAACCTGCCGACCTCATTGGACATCCGAGTCATGAACTTCTTCGCATCAGGGAAGGTCCGGAAGTAGTCCTCCTTGATCACATTGCCTTCGGAAGTATCTACACCCATAACCGCCGCGATCTTCTTAATACCCGCCCCGTACAGTGTCATTAGGTTAAAGACCTTCGACTTCTTACGCGCCTTTTTAGGATCCGGATCGTTCCGAAGCGTTGAGACCTTGTCCACAACTAGCTGATAGAAATCGGTGTCGTTCTCATTAATCTCACGCACTACCTCTGCCATACCAGCAGAAGCCGCAAACACCCGGAACTCCTGCTGCTTGAAGTCGATCGCAAACATCACCTTACCGGGATCTGGTACAATCGCACGGCGTATCGTCTTATCGTCCTTCGGAAGGTTCTGTAGGTTCGGTTCAGAAGATGACGTGCGACCAGTGCGCGCCGAGCATTGGTTGATGTTTGCGTGAATTCTCCCGTCTTTACGAGCAAAACCCAGCATCGGCTGAATGTACGTTCCGAGCAACTTCGACACCTTACGATACTCTAGGATCGTCCGGATCAGTGCGATAGCTGGATTCGCCTGTACCTCCGCCAAATAGCCTTCGGCAGCCGAAACCTCAATCCAGCTCAACTCCTCGTCCTTAGCCTCAACAAGCGCCTTCAGAGTCTTCTCGTCCACCTTGTATCCGGTCTTGGTCTCAGGTAGTGTGGCGCCGAGTTCGCGGAGTTTACGGGACAGCTGTTGGGGTGAGTTGATGTTCAAGCCCGGGGCGAGTTGCTGGATCTGCGAGAGTAGGGCGATCTGCTTGGTCTTGTACTCTTCCTCGACATTATAGAGGTATCCCATGTCCACCCGAAGTCCAGTGCGTTGCATCGCTCTATACACTCTCATAACCGACATCTCAAGCGAGAATACGGGGAGCAGGTTCTGATCCTTCAGAATAGGGTTCAAGTTCTCCGCCAAGCGGTATGTCAGAAACGCATCAGCCGCAGCATATTCGCGCATCAGGTCCCACGGTACATCTGCGTAATTCCGGTCAGCCGACTTGATTCGGCGCCGTGCAAACCACTGATCGATTCGATCGTTCTTCTTGTGCACAGACAGTAGGGAAGTGATGAAACTCCGCTGTCCTGCTGAGTCGAATTGCATCATCGATATGAGAAATGAATGCTCGACTAGCTTATCCTTACACTCCTCCTTAATATCTGAAGCACAAACCATGTCAATGAAGTCCTGAGGGCGTCCGAGAGTGGCGTCGGCAATAACTATCGCCTTGTAGATATCCTCTTGCGTTATGGGCGGCAGCCGAAACTCCACCTGAGTTGCCAGCTTCTTGGACCTATTCTCGTCCACCAAGTGCGCTGCCACCATCGTACAGAAGATAGGCCCAAGCACAAACTGACCAAGCACTTCAAGCATCTGTAAATCGAACTTGGCGTTGTGGAAAATCTTGCAGATGTCTGGATCTTCTAGGATGTTCGAGATGTGTGAAACATCCCGGGTGACGATTGTCTTCAAGCCATCAATCGACTCCACATATACGTCACCTTCCGGGATCGTATACTCGACTTTCGCCGGGTCCCAAGTCATGATGAAACAGAATGGATACGCTCCCAAGAAGGGATTCAACCCAGTTGTTTCTGTATCAATCGCAACGTACCGCATTCGCTTCTCCTTGTATAATGATGCCCTACCCTATCGTTTAACATCCGATTTTATGCACATGTTTCACGTGAAACCATTGTTAAAAGACAGGGTAGGGGAGTGTTTTACATACCTGTTTTATACGTGTGCTCAGCTATGATTTTCGAACCATCATCCGACCACACAACGAATTTACGCTCGCCAGCCCTACCCTTGCAAATTTCGATTCCATTCGACTGAAGGGCTAACTCCAATCCCTTTACAAATACTTTGCATTTCATAATAAGCGCATATTCATCCGGACATTCGAAGATCTGGAAGTGGTTGAACTGGACTTGCTCCGGCGTCAATGAGCGCTTCAATTCACGGATATTGACGACCAGTAAGTCATGTCGATAATTGCATACAAACCAATCCGCAGTCTTATCCATCAGCTTATCTTTGAGCTTCCGCTCTTCACTACTCTTATTCCCCCAATTAAATAGTCCCATCCACCCTCTCCTTATGTATGATAGCCTTCTGAATGTCATCTGTGATGAACATCCGACGATTCCAAGCGTAGTAGTTCTTCAGATCTTTCATTAGCTCCTTGAACAAGCTATCATCACCCTCAAGGAACCAGTACCCGTACTTACCAGCACTCCCAAGAATACGTGTCGAGTACAGCGAGTCGAACGTGTTCGGAATGATCGCGGATAGCGGGAACACATATCCCCGCCTCCCTGAGACCTTCGCCAACGCTACAGCCTTGTTAAATTCTGGAAACTCCACTACTCCCATTTCGCATTATCCTCGTACTTACTCGTTGCCGGACAGTTATTACAGCGGTATACGATCTTTACGTTCTGCCATGTTTCACGTGAAACATCCGTACTCCCACATACCGGGCACTTCATCTCAGGCTTCCTCGCTGAACATATGCGCGAAGTGTGTGTACGCAGCCAGATCAGTGTAACTGTCTCTCTTCGTCGGGTTGTAAGACATTCGGGATAACTTCAACGCAACCATCATCAGAGCAACTTCGCGCTTATTCATATCAATCCCGGACAGTAGTTTAAAGATATCTGCAATCTTCTGAAACATCTCCCCGGGGTCGCCATAATCCTTCCGACGATCGCCATTGATCAGCTTATCAGCTTCGATCAAGATGTTATCTAATGCCCCTGTTTCACGTGAAACATCTCCCTGTTTTGCTGTTTCTGGATGCGCACAGTCCAAGTGCTTGTACCCAATTTCTGGATCGTACGTACTTGCGCCAATTATCGCTTCTTTGCACACTACGCAATGCATATGCGTGTTATAAACCATATTCGCCTCCTGAATCTCTTTCGCCAAATCATCTACCTTACCATAACTACCAAACAAACTTCCCATAACTCCTCCTTATCCTCCGCAATACTGCTTATCGCAGAAATCACCCCGATACTCGCAGAACCGGTCCGTGCAACGCTCTGGTTTCACGAACACTTCTTCCCAGCTCCCCGCGTCTGCCGTCTTCGTGATCATCTCCTGAGTGTCTCGGACATATCTGAAGAACAGGTCTTCCGCTTCCCGCACCATATCCCAGTCGTATTTGAACCAGATCGACTGGCGGAATGTAGGCTTAGTCTGGCCGGGTACGACCATCGCCTCTGGGAACCAGATGTCCCAGCCGCCGTAGGCAACCTGAATGCCGAACTTGCGCTCGATCATCCACGCCATAGTCAGAAGCTGGAAGCCCTTACCTCCGAAAGCGCAACCCGGAAGTAGGCTACGGCTACCATCCAGAATCTCCGCCTCGTTGTAGGGCGCTTTGGATGTCTTGTAGTCCCAACACACCCCGGTCCGAGATTCTCCGGCGAACACCTTGTCAGATACGACGTCCATCCGCCCACACCATGTGTCTTTGAAGTTGCCAATACTTGGGCAAGGTCCTGAAACGAACTCCTCGACAAGCAGTTTTCCGTTCGGCAGTGCCTGCGCCCGGATTGTCGGAAGCTCGTACGCGGCTCTCACCGTGTTCACGTAGGTGTCAATTGCCGACCGGTTCGCCAAGTCCTTCGACTCCGAAGTGGTCTTCCTGTAAACCTCCACATAATACTCAACAGGGCGGAGCTTCCCCGTCTTGGTGAAGTCCACTGTCTTCACCTCCTGCACCTTGTGGAACCCCTGACCCGTCGCAAACGAGTCGTTTTTTCCCTCGATGATTCGGCGTAGGATCCTCCTTATGTACCATTTTCTCCAACATTGGAGCCCGTCCATGTAGGAGGTAAAAGAGTGTACTGTCATTCAATCGCTCTCTTTCTGTCGCCACTTTGACGACGTCAAATAGTTTTTTGATAAGGTTACTTTCACTTACCTTACCAAATTGTAACCCATGAACTAATTCTACCATATCATTTACCACTTGTCCACACGTTATCTCGCTATCACCCGTCAACTGGATGATGGAATCCCGAAGATTAAGTATCTTCACTCCGAGTTTTCCGGAGAAGGTGAGTAGAATAGTTTTCCCGCTGAAGGAATCTTCTTTGATTGAGCGTTTGACCTTCTCAAGTGCCTTCTTGTGCTGCTTGGATCCGCGCTGAAATCTGCGGAGCTTGTTATCTGTTTTGGGCATAGTGACTCCTTAAAATAGGTGTCCCGTATGCGGAGACATACGGGACTCGGGAAAGGAAAGGAAGTAAGGTATCCTATATTGTCAAATCTGCCATGGTGCTTGCGCTCGTTCTCGCACTGTCACGTACTCTTGCGGAGTAGGTTCTAGCTCGATCGGAGCCATGAACGGCTGTTCTGTAGCATACACCGGTGCTTCCGGTTCTGCAACCTCCACCCCGTCTGGAGTAGCTGCGCCACCAAGGAATCTTGCATTGTATGAATCAGCAACCTCCATCACGTCTGGAGTAGTTCCCACTTCGAGTGGGCCGGTGTACGGCTGTTCTGTAGTGTACATAGGCTCAGCCACATACACCGGAGCTAGGTACTCTTCGGTTGGTTCGGAAATGGGCTCAGGCGTAACCTCATGGGTTACACTTGTAACCTCATCCGTTACACTCGACTCCGGTGTCCGGACAAGCCCGCTGATCTGCTCCCACGCTTGCGGGTGCTTCTTCTTCATCTGCTCGATCGCCGCAGTCGCACTCAGCCCGCTCCGCTTCATCAGCTCTTGGATGCCCTTCGCCCAGAACTTCTGGACCTTCCTAATACCCATTGCCGGATCCTGCTCCACCGCGTCACGCTTACGCCGAACACTCCCGCCGGTCTTCGACATTGCCGAAATGAGGAAGTGGTGAGCTCGTTCTACGATGGTGCGCCGCCGAACCGTCTGAACATCGACATCAAGTCCAGCCTCCAACGACGGGATCCAAGAGGGAGGGCAGACCGCCTTTGTGTGGAGCTCCCGAGTGATGGGGAGTTCTACTTTTTTTCCATTCACGATCAGTGCCTTGCTGGAGTTCTGAAGGGTGATCGTGCCATCTACGTGCTGGTCCCACACATAGTCCGCGATCTTCCGGAAGGACACTGTGAGGTCCCACTCGAAGTAAACGCGGGTGTAGGGGTAATTCAGATACCCGTTACCCTTCAGTAACGCCCCCTTGGTCGTGCAGAAGCTACCCATCTCTGCTGCGACCACGAGGTGCTTGTCTTCGAACTTCCCGCCAGTTAGGAGTTCGACCTTGTCTTTCAGGTAGTTCCAAGTGCTGTTTGTCTGGCGCACACAATGAGAATACGCAGCTTCCATAATATCACAACTTTCCTATAGTCTCGTCCAGTGAGCTGTCTTTTAGCCCAATGAACCACTTATTAATATTATCATACAATTTTAACTTTGTCACTACCCCATTACCATCCAACAAGTGTATCTCACATAGTATGAATTTCCTTGTCTGGTACTCGACAACAGCGATAGGGTAGAACGTATACGCTTGCGGGATGGTGCCTTCGTTGTGTGCACGCATCAGGGCCAAGTCCATGGCCCGGCGTTGGTCGTCTGAAATGTACATTAGCTTTAGCTCCTATCGTGGATGCACTTATTGTCGATATCTGGAGACGCTCCAGAATAGCGCTTGCACTCGTGCCGGGGGTTCCGGTTGTAACCACCTTCACAGTTACCATGACAGGTGATAATATCATTTTTCCAATCCGGGTTTGACTGATGTGATGAGTCTTTTATCATGTTTGCCCCCTTATTTCAATTTATTGAAAGAGATTATTATAAGGTCCTCTTTTCGTACGCCTAACTCCTCACATATACTATTGGAACATTCCTCAAGAGCCTTCCTTCCCTCTCGATTTATTCGGAAAGTACCGTAGCTTTTTTTAATGCAATTGTTAACTGTAAATTCACAACTGAAGAAGTATTCGATCATCAGTGTACAGCATCTCCTTATCGATGAAATTTCGCCAGTCCGGCGATCATTGCTACGAACACCAGAAGCTGGAATCCGTATACCCCAATACATACCGCGATCACCCCGACCGCGATCAGCTTCAACCATTCTTTCAGCTCGCTCATTTAACGAACCAGAAGAACCCCACACCCCGGACACTGAAGCGGTGGAACTCGTCCGGGTCCGCGTCATAGTCCTGCGCCCGATCGATCCAGATATGTCCTTCCGGATCTTCTGTGCATCCGATGTAACGCCGATCGAAGTCGGCCATTCGGTCAATGTATGCCGCCCCTTGTACGAACTTCTGGAAATGTACGGTTTCAGCTGTTTTTCTTACGTTTGCCATTTTATTTGTCCCCCTTATTTTGAATCGCCCCACACATAGAAAATCTCGTCTCCCCAGCAGTACTCGTCCGCAGGAATAGCCTTCGCGATGGTGGCCTGCTGTTCTTTTGTCGGGGCTTCCAATACCTTCTGGCACCGTTCGTCCCATTCTTGCGTTAAGAACATACCCATTATGCTATTGATGATCCGGATATCCGTCTCCTTGGATTCTGCAAGTTCTGCGGGTGACATATTAGCCCCTTTCAATTACCCATACCCCGGGCTTCACTTCTTTGAATTTCCGATCTTGCTTCGGTTCATTTGACTTACTGATCAACCGGAGCGCCTTACCAAGTACACTAACCTTCTTCTCTTCCTTCATAAAACCCCCTTTAATTTGGCCCTGACCCGTTCGTGTAGATGAACCACACTAACCACATCAGAAGCATAAATACCGCTACTCTAACTATAACACAGAATGCGTCTTTTAATTTATCCATATTATACCCTCACCGAAACCACGCCTTGCGCGGTCTTTACGGTCTTAACGCCACCCGAGATCTTGCCAGATGCGATGATGAGCTTACGCCCGGACTGGTCTTTCGTTTCAGCGATTGTTTTTGATGTCATCAGATGCCTCCTATTCAGGTCCCATTGTGAAATTCTCACTGCTCATAAACACCTTGCCGAGCAGAAATCCGGATAGATAAAACACATTACCATACAAGTGATTCTCTTTTACATCGGTTACGTGCAAGAGATCCACATTGTCTCTGAAGAACTGCTCTGGCACATCGCTGAGCCATAAACTTGATTTAACCTCAGTCATCAAACCTCACTCCTTCCGCTGGTTCTGCCACACCTTCCAGAATATTCCCCGGAAGGGTGAGCACGGTTACTACAAGGTCACCGACAATATTGTCAATAACTTCACGCGCACCCTCGATAAAGCCCATCACTTCACCTCGAACTTTCCTACCTTATTGCCGTTGATGTCATAGATATTCCCATTGAGTTCGTACACTCCGCCGGAGCCGATACCGTCTTTAACCCGATCGGCAACTGTTCTCAAACATCTTGAAAGCTCGTGATACTGCTCATCACATAGATCATCCTCAAATGCTACATTCTCCATGTCAATCTCAAGTGTAAATTTCACGAATTCACCTCCCTCATCTTATAGCAGCCGTTCGGATAATAGTCCGAATGGTCGTGGTTATGTGTATTGAGTAAGATATGCTCAATGTCCCCGCAGATGTCGTGTATCACATCTGCCCGGTCGTCGAGGTTGCTTGTGTAAACTTCGATTGTGACGTTGTATGTGGGCATTAGTTAGGCTCCTTAATCGTGGTATTTGTGATCAATGCACGGTTCCCAGAGTGCCCCGGCTTCTGAAAATTCCATTTCAGTAGTTAGTGTATCGTACTCCACCTGAATAGCAGTCCCGGGGATACGTGCAGAAATGAACCGGTGCTCGATACGTCTGAAATCTGATTCACCTGATTCCAAGTAGATTGTGCAGAGCTCTGAAATGTCGGATCTCTTCTCAGCAAGCTGATAGGCCAACTCCTTGATGAATTCCTCTGGACTCATAAGCCCTCCTGATTCTTTATTGAATACGCCTCAACAAAAGTATTTGTTATGGCGGGATTAAGTTCACCCTCAATGTCGACTAGGCCCGGCTTTATGTTGGTCAGAAGATTGTCATATACTTTAACCCACACTGTCCTGACATCGAGTTTAACGGAGATCATCCATTCACTCTTCTTTGAGATGCTATGCCTAGAGCCATTCCACACCCCGCTTAAAAATACTTGGTTTTGATATGCCATCAATTACCCTCCATCTCTTTAAACGCATTATAGGCCTCGAATCCTGCCTTCGATATATCACCTAGTGGGAAGCCTCCCCGAACACAGATCTCAATTCCTTGCGCTTCCCACGCCTTTTCGCGCTTCTCGGGTTTGATCTTGTCGAGCGCTTCGAACGCCCACCTGAGCTTAACTCCATCCGCCACGTCAAAAGTGATCCGGATTCTGAAGAAATTCGGATTGTATGGCGATTTTTCGTACTTTACACGATATTTTGGCATTGTCTCAGTCATGCTACACACCCCGCTTTCCGTAAGAGATTTGCCGAAACTTGCCGGATGATGTCTTGTGCCTTGTGTTCTCCATCCGGATCACCCTGAAGCCGGGCCTTCAACTCCTTTTCGAAAAACTCCATCGGACGTGCTGGAAGCATTCCGAATTTCATACACGCCGCTTCTGGGTGTGTAGACATTACCGCATAAAGACCTTCCGTTAGTTTGTCGATGTCAAGTGTTTGCATACCTAATCCCTCCAATATTTTTGTATACCGCTCCAAGTCAGAAGCAGTCAGCCATGTTGGTTTTTCTGGTACGGCGTCATATAGTCGTCGCAAATCAGATAATAAGCCTTCTGCGCTTCTTGAAAATGTATGCTCAAATCCACTCCAGTAGGCCTGTTCGTCGTTGTAGTGATCGATGAAATGCTGAATGTCAAATTGTACCCTACCTAGCACTATGAGCATGGATTGTGTATTTAACTTCCTAATACTGTTGTCATTAATTAGTGCCATGAATATTCTCCAAGACCTGAAAATTCTCACCCATCACTTCACACACCCATTTCTGGGACATAGTCCCGTCATACTCGACCACTTGGAGCCTGCCCTCCACCAGACATGGCACCCCTTTTCTGAGGTACTTCTGTGCTACGTCTGACAACTTACCCCACATCACAACTGGGACGCAGTCTGCTTCCACAGACCCGTCCTCACGCTTATAGGGCCGGTCTACCCACAATCTGAAGGTAGTCTTCGGCACCTTGTCAACCATCGAAACTTCCGGATCGGCGGTCAGCCGACCTACTAGGGTAATATGGTTATAGTTGAATTCTGGCATTGTTAGTCCCCCTTAGTCATTAGCCAAGCGATAGCTGTTAAAAGCCCGATTACTATTACTTCAATAATCGCAAACATAGCCAGTATTGCTGCTTCCATGTCATTTCCCCTTCCAATGGCGGGTAAGCTCCTCCTTGATTTCCTTCGCGTTAGGGTTCACCTTGACCGTGTCCTTGCGGTTTGCTGCCTGAGCCACCACCATTGAGGTGATGTAAATCACCCCATCCAGTGGATTGGGAAGGTTCTCAATCGCACCGTAAATTGTGCGACTAAACTTGAAGTCGTCCTTGATAACGGTTTCTTGGCTAGTTGCCAGTCGTGCCGGAGTTGCTCCCGGCTGGAAGGCGATGATTGCGCCGTGCTCATTTTCCACGTTGATTACGTGGGGTGTGAGATTTACGAAGTTTGGGTACATGATCTTCTCCTTTTATTTATTTCAGGTCCTCAGTCTGACCTGATATTTTCCCGCATCAAATAGCGGTTTAATCACGCTTGAACGAATACCGAAATGCCCGAGTGCGGACAGTGGGCGGACGGGGTATTCCGAAGATGTAGCGTGATTAAATCGCTACTTAACTAGGACGTAGCCGAGCTGCTAAACAGTGCCAGCTCGGCTACGGGCCCATACTAATAATCGCAGTACGGGCAACCTCTCGGGTTGTTGTGGGTACACCCACAATCCCAACATGTTGTAGTGTCGTCCATGTGACACCTCCTTTCATTTTTGGTATGCAGATACGTGGCTCTGAAATTGGTGCGGGCATCGGTTTATGTGTTCGCCGACTGCGCAGTCAATACAGCGTATCTACACTTTTTGTTCAACTTGGGAGCTAGTTAACCGTCCCGGGCGCTGATTCGCTAGTTCAGCGTTACCCCCAAGACACTCACACCTAGACCGGTTTGTCCGGCTTTGTGCTTTTCCACCGATATAAACGTGCACGACATATCAACCCCACCGGGGTCTATTTTTCGGATGGAATTCCACCATCTCTATCGCACCGCCCCCGAACCTACCTATATCTATAAGCAGTTTTCGGGCACCGACTGAATGAATGAATTCAGTCGATGTATATCTTCCAAACATGCCCCGGCCCTTGGGTTCAACCTCTGTTTGACGTTACACAAGGTCACTTTTCAGCTTGCTTGTGTAACCGGGTTTACCGGGTTACATGTTGGGGGTCTTCAGAAGCTGAAATACTAGCTTCCGAAAACTAGCACATACCCTTCATCGCGGCATGTGTGAGCCCCTATGACAGGCCATAACACCTGTTTTTAATAACACCCCCAGATACACGCGTGAAGCGTGTATAACTAGGGTCGAACCCTGCCAGCGGGAAGCTGGCACGTTATGAGGTCATAACATAGCGTGCGGGGGTGTTACGTGTTGTGAGCTTGAAAAACCTGTTTCAAATCGTTCACCGTTTCCACTCTGGAGTTATTCACCCACGGGTGCGGATTTCGATTTATTTTCAGTGGTCATTTATTCCCGCCTTGCCTATCCGCTTTTGGGATATGGTCAGGATGACCGCGCTTCAAGCTCACAATTTTTCAATTTACTTGGGGGCGATTTTCTTACCCCTGTACCTTAATTATAACAGATTGATTTCTTTTGTCAAGCGGTAATTTTGTTACCGTCAATCCGTTATTTCAAGGTATGTAGTCAATTTAACCCCGACTACTCTACTATAATAGCAAGTGTACCTATGTTTGTCAACTATTATTTTTAATTATTTTACAGTTGTATACTATATATTAATAGGGTAATTGAGCGATAGACTAAATATCAATGTTTTTCGATATAATTTTGTCATATCATAAACTTTCAATGATTGGGGGTATTGACACCGATATTCCTATATGTTTTTTGGGGATTTATGGTAGATTAGAATGGTTCTAATTTTAGTGTAATTTTTGTTAATTGCAATTTGGCTATTTTATTAATTAGATTAGTTGGATATAGTAGGCTATTTTTAATTATAGTAACGTAATGTTTTGTATTTTTATTTCTCCGATACTTAACTAGAATCAGAGTTTTTCGATACATTTTGGCTTATATTATTTTAGTCATAATTATTTTTCTAGCGTATTCCGGGGTAGGGTGATTTTGCTGTTATTGTAAGGAAAAACCGGGTTTACCGATTGTTTGTGATGTTTCGGAAATGTTGCTTGTTTTTTTTGTTCGCTGATTGTACGCGCGAAAGAAAAAGTATTTTATTTTTTTTTTTTTTTTTTTTTTTTTTTTTTTTTTTTTTTTTTTTTTTTTTTTTTTTTTTTTTTTTTTTTTAAGTTAGTAATAATATAATATGTAAGATTTTAAATTAAAAAGAAAAAAGATAAACAAGATTTCAAGCCCTCTTCGGCTTGAAAATAGCGATACTTCCGATTAAAAACCGTAACACCCAGCAATTATAATAGCACAATCACCTATTATATACTCATTCCTATTCCGTTTTTCTTGGGGATACCGATAATATACCAAATATCCTCAATAAACACAATCCACTCAATCCAGCAAAACCGACACTTGACAAATAACGATTGACAAGTAAAACAAAGTAGCACCCTGTTAAACACCCGTAAAATCAATTTCAAATCAATTTGATACCGTAACACTGGTTATACTATATATGGCGTTTGTAGACCCGATAAACTGGCGATACTGTGAAACTTGGTGTTACTGGTTACACGATGTCATTGATTGTGTGACTTGGTGGTATAATTAACACTTGACAATATACGCGCCTGACGTTATAATTAGATTATAAATTAATAGGGAGGTCATATGTTTGAGAAGTTTTTTGTAGTAGGATTTACAATCATGGCAAGCGCCATGTTTGTAGGACTGATTGCCCTATACGTGCAGTCATTGCAGACGCTGGGACTATGACGCCCCAGCATTCTGAAGGTTTGTCGTAATGGGGTGATGAGGTCTAGGTGGAGGTGTCGACGGTGCACCCGGAAATACATGCAGACCCACGAAACACCGGAACACCCAGAAGTACTCCGAAGAACACAGTGGTACTAGCCTCAATAAGTAAATTTAAATCAAGCCATAAATTATACATTCCAGAAGTTAAATAATAGTATAGCTTAATACTTTACATTCATGGTATAATGTGTATATGGAAGGTATAGAAGAGCGACAACTCATTATCGAGAAGTACATGGAGTACAAGCTCCAGAATGATCGTGAGCCGGTTCTGGCGACTGCTCGGGAAGTCGGGGTAGACGTTAGCGTCGTGGTGTCGGTAGTAACTTCAGCGTGGGGTCGGACGTATTTAAAGAATCTGGCCAAGTATCGGAGTACTCCGGATGAAGTGACACAAGCGATACTAAGTAAAGAAGCTGGATCACTTCTGGGTATCACACCTTTGGATGTTATCGAGGTAGGAGATTACCCCGGCGGTTATCGGCTTCGGGAAGATGCGAGCCCGCAGGCTTGGAACATGGTGAAACGGATCGTACCTTCGGTAAAGGCGCACCTTCCTCCGGCGTTAGAGTTCCTATCAATGAACGAGCGGATCGCATTGAACAAGCAGTTGATGGGTGAACTTCAGAAAGACGAGGGGGCTGCCAAGGGTGGTATGTTCGATGGTAAGATCATAGAGGGCAGGGTTCGGGATAATATCCTGCCCGCGGTGTTTGATCAGCCTGTAGTTGTTCAACCTGACGACGTTTCAGCGGTAGCTGAGGGATAAATGGCACTCTCCAGAAAACAGGTCGAGTTCTATAACGAGTTCATCACGGGTCGACATACAGAGATGATGTATGGCGGTGCGGTGGGTGGCGGTAAGACGTACCTCATTCTGGGGATCTTCAACGAGTTGTGTCGGAAGTACCCGGGAGTACGGCTTGGTGTCGTGCGCGGTACGTTCCCTAATCTTCGGGGTAATACGGTACCCAGTTATAAGAAGCTGATGAGCGACTATGGGATCACCGACGTACATCTGACGAAGAGTGAGCCATTCATCGCAACGTACCCTAACGGGTCCACAATCGAATTTATTGCGGTAAACGAACAGAAGGACAAGGATCACGACAAATTGAAGGGCCTTGAGCTTACAATGGTCGCCATAGACGAGGCGAATGAGATTTCACACGCGGCGTATGTGGTTCTGATCACTCGTACGGGTCGGTGGCGGAACGCGGAGTACGGGCTACCTCCTATTAAGATATGCACATGCAACCCGGCGAACAACTGGGTCAAACAGTACTTCTACACACCTTGGAAAGAAGAGGGGCTACCAGAGGGTAGGTTTTATCTTCCAGCGTTACCGCATGATAATCCGTTCCTGAGTGAGGACTATCTGGCTCAGTTGGAGAGTTTGACGGGTGGGGCGTATCAGCGGTATGTACTGGGCAACTGGGACTTCGCAGAGGAGCTCAACCAGTTAGTCAGTATGGAGGATCTGGAGGGGTACTTCGGTGGATATGACGGTGTGTGGCGGGCACCCAGATTCATGGGGATCGACGTCAGTCGGCATGGGGCGGATAAGTCGATTATATATTACGCAGACGATAGGGGACTTCTGTTTTACGAGGAGTACAAGTTTGACGACCTCGTCAAGCTCAAAGATATTGTCAAGGAACGGATGGATGAGTATTCAGTTCGGGAGGACTGTGTGGGGGCGGATGCCATCGGAATTGGTTGGGGGCTCATAGACCTTCTGAAGCAGGATGGGATCCACATATACCCGTATCAGGGCTCTGAGCAGGCGACACCACGAGAACAGTGCCTACTTCCGGAAGTACTGTATGACGCGATGGAACAGAGGCGACGAACAGAGGCGAACTTCCTACTTCAGCAACACATCCGGGAAACCACGGGTATGCAGTTCAGTAAGGGGTTGAAAGAGCAGGCGTTGCTGGTCAAGTACGCCATGGACAAGGCAGACAAGTTCGTCCGGATCGAGACTAAACTTGAGCAACGGGGGAGGCTCGGGTATTCACTGGATATTTGGGACGCGGCGGTGATCTGCAACTATATGCGAGTGTATAACGTGTCGGACGCGCTGGGTAATGCGTTCTCAGCCCTGACAGCGTGGGCTTCAGCAGAACGGGCGGAACTTCGGCGTGAATGCGGGACGAATCACAGAAAATATAGCACACTAGTTAAAAGTATGATATACTGATAAATGGAAAGGTCGGTTTATATTATACAACTGACCGACGAGGGTGACAATGGCCAAGAAGACTCCTAAGAGTGAGAAATTAGAATTCAACCCGAACATGAAGGTGGTTCAGTCTGGGACCAACTTCTCGTCCGGTTATTTGCGTGAAGACTACCTCGCCACTGCCAACGGTGCGACGTGGATGGCTGTGATCGACAAGATGCGGCGGCAGGACTCTGAGATTGCGCGGGTGTTGCGGACGATCTTCTTCCCCATTCTGGCAGCGAGTTATGAGTACCATCCGAGTGATGACATGGACCAAGAACAGGTCCGGCAGTGCACGTACAAGAACAAGTTCTGGAAGAAGCGGATCGGGACACTCACATCCGGCGGGTTCTGTAGCCAGACATGGCGGACAATGCTTCGGCAATTCCTGAACTACCTGACGTTCGGGTATGCGATCTTCGAACCGGTATACTATGCGGTCGAGGATCCTGAGCTTGGAAACGTGATCACGATGCGGTCGTTGGGCATGATCCATCAGGCGACGGTAGAACGGTGGGAAATCAAGGACGGACAGGTGCTCAAGATCTACCAGAAGGTACCATCTGGGGCCGGTACGTCTGGATGGTTCGACACTAAGAACATGGTGATACTGACGAACGAGCAGGAAGGTGACAACGTCGAGGGAATCTCACTGATCCGGCCTGTGTACGGAAACTATATACGGAAGGACCTACTCCATAAGCTCCTTATAATCGGGGCGGAGAAGACGGCGGTTGGGACTCCGATCGCATTTGTACCGAACAACTGGATAACAAGCGCGAACAGTTCAGAATTAACGGCACTTCGGAGCATCATGCGGAACTACACATCCCACGAGGATGCGTATCTTATCCTTCCGAACTCCCTGAAAGACGAGGGATTCCGGATCGAGAGTACGTCATTTAACGCATCAGAGCTTCTGAACTGCATAAAGAACGAGAATATCGCGATTATGGACAGTGTTCTGGCGTCATTTTTGAACATTGGGATCTCAAAAGCGGGGGGTAACTCGCAAAACACGGGTCAAATGACACTGTTCTTGTCGAGTTTGCAGAGTATTGCAGAGGAAGTTACTTGGGTACGGGACGAACTCGCGCATCAGGCGTATGTTCTGAACTTCGGAGAGCCGCAAATACGGATAGACACCACAATCAGCGGGATTACGCTTGACAGTGCCGAAAAAGCAGTAAATGAGCTGCGGGCATTGGCTACTGGGGCACTAATTGAGCCGGATGAAGTGCTGGAGAAGTGGATACGGAACAAGTGGAAGCTGCCTCCCAAGGATCCGGAGACTTCCAGAAAGACATTCAGCGATCCGCAGAGTATGGCAGTGGACAAGAGCGTGTCGAATGACTTCCCTACTCCAGATAATGAGCGCGAAGAGCAGGCAAACCCGGAGGAGATGGGCGATGAAGACGTATGACATTGGGGTAGCGACGTACTTGGTGATGCTGGGTAACACTGACTACACCGTCGAGAGACGGGAAGGTCGGGGGTGCTTCGTGTTTCAGGGTGAGACTGATAAGATGGTCGCACTTGCTAAAGAGTATCACCAAGGTAAGGGTCAATTTATGCTGTATCACACAATGCTTCGGGCATTGAAGGGGCAGGTTAACCACGCTCCTGAACTATCTGAAGGATACAAGGCGGTGAGCGAATGATAGAAGGACAAGATAGAATTGGTAAGTACGTCGCACTTTCAGAGGACTCCAAGCGGTTCTACTACACCGACGACCCGGATGTCCGGAACGAGGCGGTGGGTAAGGCTTATAATAGTAAGAAGAAGCGGGCTGGCGCTACTAACACACTGACTGAGCTGAATAACGAGCGGAACATCTACGTGTTCGATAGGCCGGAGGAGTGGACGAGTGCGTTTGAACCATCTGAAGCTGCTGCATTCCTGAACGCCGTGCTTGAACTGGATGCGGAGTCGAACGAACCGATTAACGTGTTCATCAACTCGAACGGAGGGTATGTTCAGGCGCTGTATACGATGGTGTCGGCCATTAAGGGTGTGAAGTCCAAGATCCGGACGATCTGCTTGGGAAACGCGATGTCTTGTGGGGCGGTGTTATTGGCTTCAGGGGACGAACGGTACGCAGGTAAGGCTTCGGCTGTTATGATCCACGACGTGAGCTCACTGACCTATGGGAGTTTGAGTGAGATTAAGGAGCAGGTCGAAGAGTTGGACCGCATGAACGGTGAACTTATTGCGATGATGGCGGAGAAATCCGAGCAGCATCCGAGTGTATTGAAGGAACTGATGACTTCTGACTTCTATATGAACGCTTCGGAGGCATTAGAATTAGGTCTTGTTGATGGCGTGCTCGCGGTCGAGGACGTGCTGGACAACATGACTGACTGGCTGAAAAACCATCCCGGGATTATAAACGGCAGGATTCTGGGTGGCAAGATGATCGAGAGAATGAAAAACGCGCCTAAACCACAAAAGAAAGGGGAACCAGATATGGACAAAGATCAAATGGTCGCCGAATTCAAGGCGAAGCATGGCATCGATATTCTGGATCTACAAAATAAGCTGAAGATGACTGAAGAGCATCTTCAAGAAGCCGAGACTGCGCTTAAAGAAGCGGAAGAGAAGGCTGCTACAGCTGAAGAAGCTGTGAAAGAGTTAGAAGAGAAGAAAGAAGCGGATGCGATTGAGAATATCCTCACCCAGTTGATCCGGGACTGCAAGTCCACTCAGGTGTACAACGACGAAGTACTCCGCCCTCTTTTCAAACAGATCGGCAGTAAAGCTGCTTCTGAGAAGGCTGGCAAACTTCCGAAGATGGTACACACTGAAACCGAGGCCAACACTAAGGAGACTGGTGAAGAGCCGAAGGTTGACGAGGTAGTCGCTAAGGTCGAAGATTATATGAAAAAGCACGAAGTTGCGTCCTATGAACTCGCCTACGTGCGGATGCAGAAAGAGGGGCTGATCTAATATGACAACCATTCGTAATTTAAACTCAAACGGTAACCATACTGGTATTTGCGGCGCGGCTTCCTTAGTTGGTAAAGAAGGCTATGCGGTTAAGATCGTCAGTGATCTTGTTGTACTTGCAGATAACAACTCTAACGCGGTGGGAGCACCTCAAGTGGCTGTTCTGGTCCGTGGAGGCGGTGTTGGCGAAACAGTGGAATACGCAATCACTCCCGGCACCGGTGTGGCGGTTGTAGTTGCAGACGCTTCTGCTGCTGTTGACGCCCATATGATGGTGGACTCTGCTGGTAAATTCACCGCACTTACTGGTGCAGGTAAGTATTCAAGCGTAATTCTTCGTGAAGCCGTAACAGCCGCTGGTCAAATTGTTGAAGCAATGATCGTCAACAAGCCCGGCGTTGGCGCGTAGTAGAAAGGGGTCAATAACATGGGATACTCAAATTTAAGCGGTACTCAAGTTGTAACATACTATGAGCACTGGGATCGTATGCTCAAAGGGTATAACTACAACTCTGACAGCCTTATCGGCAAAAAGTTGGTGCCTGAATTCGCCGTAAACGCAAAGCGCGGGTCTATGAAGACCGAAGCAACAGGCGCACAGGAATATCTGCGTGTAATCGGCAATAAAGACCTTTCAGTGGGTTATGGCGACTATCCTACCCTGTTCTTTCAAATGAGCTCCACCACACTGTGGACTCTGGAAGAGCACGGCATCGCCACCCAGTTCAATAAGAACGATGGCGAAGACTGGAACCCGGCAAATCCGGCACAGGGCATGCGTGATTATGGTACGATGACTGCAAAGTGGTTGCGCCAAATCCGCGAACTGTCTCGTGAAGTTGAGGTTCAGACCATTTTCCAGACTGCTGGTAACTTCGGTGGGAGCAATAAGGTGACCTTGACTGGTGCAGATCAGTGGAGTGCCGCAACTGCGGACATCCCCACCCAGATGGCAACCGCCCGCGCACGGATCAAAACCGTGTCAGGCCGCCTTCCGAACGTGCTAGCCACTTCTTGGCTGGTGTGGGAAAAGCTGAAGAACCATCCGAGCATTAAGAAGATGGCATACCAGATGGGCAACACTGACGCACTGAACATCCGTGCATTGACGGTGGCTGAAGTTGCTGCTGCACTTGAACTGGATACTATTCTGGTTGGTAGCGAACAGTACGAAACCAAGAAATCTGGGGAAACTTCTTCACGCGACTGGATCTGGGGCAAGCATGCCACTCTGGCATACCAGAACTTCAGCCCGTCTCCGACCCTGTTCGATACTTCATTCTGCTACAAGTTTCGTCGTGGCGACGAGGTGTTCGATTCCTTCTATCCTTCTACGGATAAGGGCAACAAGCAGGAAGAGATTCGGCAGACATTGAGTGAAGAGTATGATATCATGATTGTAGATGCAAATGCCGGTTATCTGTTCATTAACGCAATCGCGTAAGAGATGGAGGGTTCGATAATGGCTAAAGACAAAGTCAACCAGAGTCAACCCGAGGCGGAGGGGGCATTAGCCCCCACTGCTACTGAAGATGCTGTTCAGGATATGATCGAGCAGGTGTCTGAAGTGGTGTCAGAAGCAGTTGAACAAGCCACACAAGAAGAACAAGCGGATGAGCCGGAAGTTGCGGGCACTGAAGTTGATGAGTATGTGTGCTTGAGTTCAATCTGGCATCTAGGGATTTTGTACCATGAGGGTGATGTAGTTCCGGGGTTGAATGACGACCAGATCCAGCAATTGACTCGGATCGGAGTGGTGGCGAAACGAGGTGGACAATGATTAAACGTATTGTCCCAATCGCGACAGTGTCTGCGAAGTCAAATACAGGCGCTGGAACGAGTGTTTCAATGCTTCGGGCGCAGGATGCAACGGTGTTATATTCTTCCGTTGTTTCTGGCGGTAGCTCAACCACTGTCGCAACACAGGTATGTGTTGGTGATATTTGGTATAGTTTTGATTCAGTTGCGAAGACCACAGCAGCCACACACACCTTCGCAGTAACTAAGCGTAATTTTGGGTACACTGCTATCCGTGCGAATGCGACTGCGGTAACCGGAACTGTATCCACAACCGGAACTGTTCGGTTGAATACCATCGAAGATGGCGACAATGTGAGCCCTGTGACCACTCACACGATGTTGTCTGCTGTAGCTGAAGCTACTACTTCGGATTCACTTGTGATCACCAACGTCGCACGATGTGCAATCGCATATTCCTGTACGACTGGTTCTGGGGATGCGGTGACTATCACCACTTCTGTCAGTATTGGCGGGACTTGGTATGTGATCGATGCGACGACATATGATTCAGCAGCAACCAACGTCAAGGTAATCGAGTATGAGAATCAGGGTGCAACTGCGATTCGGGTTGTTACATCTGCATACACCCAGACTCCTGCGGTTACTGCGAAAATTGGTGTTGTAGCGAGGCGGGGGTAGTAGTTATGGCCTACATAGCGTTGACGACAGCAGAGGACGTTCAGGGTTATTTCAATAACATCCGATTTTCGGCGGCCACTACGGTGTCGCTACGTCAGGTGGAGATGTGGATTGATCAAGGAACCGCGATACTATACAGCTATGTAGGCCAACGCTACAATCTTCCCATTACGGACGAGAATGACATCCTGATATTGAAGGGAATAGTAGAACGATATGTTGTTGAGCATGTCAATTACATCCTAGTCCGTAATGGCAAGATTGCAGTTGAAGATGGTAAAATGCCGGTTTCCGTTGAGCTTGGTGGATTTTATTCAGAGTGCAAAAGTATTGCAAATGGTACTTTGGTACTGTTCTCCACTCAGAAAGATGCGAATTGGCTGGGATTCAATGACATGTCGGATTCGGAAACATTCACAAAGACCTTCAAAAAGGGTGAGACGCAGTGGTAGAACAAGACTATGCTCTGAATATCTCTGGTGCGAATGTGTCGCTTGACGGGCTGTTAAAGAACCTCCGGTCAATGAGTAAGCGGTTCGATAATATGCAGCCGCTGTTCCGGAGAATTGCGAATAGCTTCTGGCAGCGGAATAGACAGACAATCTTCCCGGAGTCTGGTGGACTTAACACAGCATTCTTCCCAGATCTGGCTGAAGCAACGATTGCGGACAAGCCGCGAAGACTTGGTGGTATTAACGTATACCCTATCCTATCTCGAAGTGGGCAGAGGTTCTCTGTGGATTCTTTGAGAGAGTCTTTGATCAAAGGGTCTAATCCTCATTCTATTTTCAGGATGACCGCAAAGACGATGCAAATCGGTACAAGTAACGAGAAGGCTTACGCAAGTGAGTACTTCTGCAAGGTACCGAGGCGAGCAGTTGATCTTAACAGATACCCGCTTGAACGATGGGCGCGTTGGGCAGGCGAGTATGCTGTATCAGGAGAGATGCGATGAGTAAGAGGACAATTGAGGTTTTGGTGGATGAGTTGGCAGATATTATCAACGCTAATTTTCAGACGTATATCACGGAAGTGAATGCTGAGAATTCTGATTTTGATCTGATCGACTACGACGCTGAAGCGTTCTTTTGTTTTGAAATGCCTTATATGCCGAACTACCCTGTCGCGTATTTGTTAGATGTTGGGGACGCGATCAATCCGATCAACCCCGGTAACAACTCTCGGACTGCCGCCGATCGAGCTGTTATCAATCTGGTCGTAGTACTTCCAGACGACTCTGAGAATACGTTGAGAAGGCGGGCATTTAGGTACTGTGAAGCGATGCGAAGGATGTTCGCACATTCTATCGCATCAACACCAGCGTTCAGTCAGATTGTGTATATGGGGATCTCAGTCAGTCCGCCTTTGAAGTTTGATATTGGTGGACAGGTTGTCATCACTGCTAATCTGAAATTTTCGCTGGACATTGCTTATTAAGGAGGCGTTGATATGGCATTATCCAATCCGCGCACACAATTTGGTATTTACAGCGTATCATTCATTGATCGCACTAACCATATCCCCTACGGTATCGTAAAGGTGCTTGGCGACTTCACCCTTTCAGGTGACACCGAGAAGAAAGACCTGTATGGTGGCGCTAACCGCATTCCTTGGGATAGCGAGTTTGGTAACATCACGGCTGATGCCTCGTTTACTGTGAAGGAAATGAGTCCTGTTTTGTTCCAGTTGGCCGGGTTTACTAAGACAGTTACCTCCTCAGATGCTGATGGATCTGTGGCAATTGAGAACGTAAAAGGCACTTCAGTTTCCAATGCTAATGGGATATCTGGAGTCGCACTTACTAATGCTGACTCAGGTGACTTGAAGGACGGCGTATACTATGTTCAGGCAGCATCATCTACTACTGTAGATATTTTCATGAATACTGAGTTGTTCGCAACTCGTGGTAACGATCTTACGATCGCAGCTGATACACTAAAAATCACGTCATCGGCCATCGACAAAACCGCCACAACACCTTGGGATCACTTAGGTATCACACCAACTTGGGCGGGGTCACCGTCACTTGTATCTGGTGATGTTGCAAAAATCACTGTATATGCGCCACATTCCGGGATCTATGACTACGCATACACCAGCACGGCAACCCCCGTTGAATGTGAAGCGTATGTGTATGGCCAGATGAAGTCGGATGGTTCATATGTTATGATCCACCTCCCTCGTGTAACCATTTCAAACGTACCGGTTACGATCAAAGAGAAGGACTGGTTCTCTGCGGATATCAAGTTCGGTATCAAGTATGACTCTACCGCTGGATATTCTTTCAAGATCCACGACGTATTACACATCGCATAGTCGATGAACCCTAACAGGAGATGAGATGCTATGACAAAAATCTATGAAGTAATTACCCCGGAAGTAGTGGCGGAATATAAGTTCACATTGACATTGGCAGACGGCTCACAGCTTGAGAAGGTCCTAAAGTTCCAGAAGCTGACGATGAAGGTTGAGGCGACATTGAAACAAGCTGGAATCGACGTATTTGAGATTTTTAGCGATTCCATCAGCACTTCTGACTCAATGCATGCACTGCTCCACACCGTTTTTGCCTGTATGATTCCGGAGTCCAAGGAAGAATTCAACAACGAGTTCGACCTCTTTGCAAACTTTATCGGGTTCGGTGAAGTGGCCAGTTTCAATGATATCTTTCAGAAGATTATGGCGATTTCCGTCCCAAAGTCCGAAAACGCTCCGGCGTAGTATCGGAGTCGACCAAGTCGTCTGATTTTTATGGCGACTTGGTCTTTACCTTGTGTTATGAGCTGAAGCAAACACCAGATCAGATCGGCCAGTTATCGCTCCGTGAAGCCGTTTTTCTATATGAGAGGATAATTGGTGAACGGATGCGAGCAGATCTTAATCTACGGGCCGCATCTGGGGCAATGACAGAATCCGCAATGAACGATGCTGTCAGATCTTATGAGCGGTACATGGATTCGATACGGGACGTTGATTCTGATGAAGTAAATGTAGAGGAAAAGATGATAGAGGACACATATCAATTTGCCGTGAAGATGACAGAGAAGATGTTTGGTAAACGTCCGAACGAAGGGTTGGGGATCGGTTCATGAGCAATCAAGAGGTAAGGATAAGTGTTGATGTAGATTCCAGTAAGGCTGAGAAGACTTTAGTAGAGCTCATACAAGAGGTCGAGAAGGTTGATGGAGCCTTTGTAAAGAGCTTCAAAAAGACTACTGTGGGTGGTCAGACGTTCTACACCACTAAGATAGGGCTGGATAGTAAACAATTTGAGCAAAGTGTCAAAGATATAAAAACAGCCTTGGAGAAGTTTGCTGGAACTGTTTCAGCTACTGTAGTTGAATTTAAAAAACTAGGTACTGTTCGGGACGCGGATAATAAGGAGCTCAGTAAGAAATTGAAACTCGCTGAGTCCAAATTAAAAGAGTTTCAGAAACAGGTGCGAGTATTAGAGCAGGAGAACGCAAGAGAACAGGCGCGAAAAAGTAAAGCTGAGTATGATGAGATGCTGCGCATACAAAAAGCCGAACAAGCCAAGTCCTTAAAAGTATCGAAGGACTACTGGGACGCAAGAATCCGCCTGATATCATCCGCGCAATACCTCACAAAATCCATTGAGACCCAGATGGCTGGTACAATAGCAGCCACATCAATCCGACAAGATGAACAGAAGCGGAAGTTCGCAGAACGCTTCGCAGCAGCGCCACAAGGGGCTACTGGCGATACTGTTGAAATGAGCTTCTCTGCGATGAAACGAAGGTGGGATGCGACTAAAGCGTCTGTAGTGAGTTTGAAAGACAAACTCAGCGAGATGGCCAAGCCCCTGTACGCGATCCAAACGATCTGGCAGAGCATTCAAGGCAGCGTACTTACCGTATACAGAACGGTTGAGACAGTCGCGAAGGTTCAGGACACTTACAATAAGCAGATCGCACTCACGAAGGCGATTGTACTGGGTATGCAGAAAGATACCAGTAACTGGGGTGACGCATCTGAAAAAGCCGGGAAGTACGCGGAGTCTTCGGTACAGGGGTTCAGGAGACTTGCTGCTGAAGGAAGTTTGCTTGCTACGTCTGAACAAGCCGCCATTCTGAACAGAGAACTCTTGAAGAACGGGATTGCAATCGACTTCAACAACAAGAAGAGTGTTGAATACTTGACTGCGATGGCAAATGCGGTTTCGACGTTCACAATGGGTGCCCAGAACCAGAACGAGCAGTTCCGACAGGAGATGAATGCGCTACTAAACCTCCAAGCAGGTCGAGGTCGAGAGCTCTCCAACTTCCTGAAAGCGAAACTGGGTCCAGAGTGGAAACGGATTATTGACGATTGGAAGAAAGCGGGGATATACGAAGAGCAGATGACAAAGCTGTTCCGGGGATTCACTGCTGAGAATTTGAAATTAAACTATCTGTATGAAGTACAGAAAAACAGGCTTGCAGGGATCCGGGATGAGATTATTCGGGTTTCTACGGGGGATGTTTTTAAAGGGTTTGTTACGGGTATTGACAGGATCAATAATTACCTATTCGAGAACAGTCAGCAGATGGCGGATTATGTAGCTAGTTTTGCTACAACAACTGTGGGTATATTTAAAGTTTTTGGTGGGGCTATTGGATATGTGTGGGCGGGTGTTAGTAGCTTTTTAACACTAATGACTACTACATACACAACCTTTGTAAATAGTCTAAAGGGGACAGTTGGTGGGTTATTCTACTTTTTAGCCGACATGCTCTTGAGATCTAAGGAAAGGGCACTATCTTTTAAGACAGAGTTGTATAAATTAACTGGTGGAATATCAGATGCCGAGCGTAGAGAAATCGACAAAGATTCTCGCGAACTCACTAGGCAGCGACTACTTTTCAATGCAGAACGCATAGAGTTTTTGGCAAAATTGGATGCCGATACTTATAAAAACGCTCAAAGAAGGGCGGACACGTTTAAGATCAATACAGATATATTGATGGCATCATTTAAGGCACAGTTAAGTGGGTTGCAAGATTTAAATAAAGTAATACTTGGTGAGATTCAGGCTGGTAAGCCATTTCCACAGTCCTCAACACAAACACCAGCACTCCCCGGAGCACCCGGTGAAAAGCAGAAGGCTGCAAAATCACCGCAAGATAAGCTACAAGATTCGATCAAGCAGACAATTTCGCTACTGAAGTCCGAATATGGGCTGTCAGATGCAGTGATCAAGCGGCTCACTTTCGGAAAGAACTTGGACGTTCAGCAGAAGACTCTAGCAGACTACCGGGCAGGACTTCGTAAACTTGGTGTAGAGTTCGGATGGACTTCGGAACAAATTCGGAAGTTTGCGGAAGTTGGCGGGGTGCCGAAAGAACAGGTAAAGATCCTTCAGGACTACAACAAAGAAGTTGAGCGGTTGAAAAAGTACCAAGAGCAATTAGATGAGTTGAAACTGTCTTTAATTGATGTTGGGGCTACGGAAGAACAGATTGCAGAAGCAATGGCAAAAAGTAATTCTGATGAGGATCGAATAAAAGCATTAAAAGGGCTTCTATCCGAGCTAAAGAAGCTGAAGTCCTATAATGATATGCTAAAAGAATCCTTTGTAAGCGCGATGTCGGCCATGGCTGGTGCGTATAATTCACTCATTGACGAGTGGATTGCAGGTGGACTCAGGTGGGAAGATTTCCAGCAATCAATGTTACAGGCCAGCGCAGACGCAGTACGAGCCTATATAGCAAAAGTTACGAGTGAGATTCTGGCGTTCTATGCGGTTCTTGCTGGATTAAAGCTATTGTCATTCATACCGGGTATGCAGCAAATTTCAGCAGTACTGTCTGAGGCGTTTGTACAGTCATTCTCTGGAGGGGCTTATAGGGAAATGCCGCGATTCGCGTCTGGAACAGATTATGTAAAATATGATCAAGTAGCCCAAATCCACAAAGGAGAGATGATCGTACCTGCGAAGGAAACAGCTTTCCTCCATTCAGGGAAGGTAGCACTTGTTTCTGCTAACAGCAAGGGTAATAATGATGCTATAATGGTGTTAGGCAATCAGATCAATCGATTGGCTGATCGACCTATGAATGTGGTACTTGACTTCGGTTCGAGCCAGATGCGAGTCTTGGCGAAGCAGATGGACAGTGCAAACTACACTAGGGGACTCTACAAAATATGATCACAGCACCTACTCGATACGTTAAGATCGAACTAAAGAGACGAACCGGGACAAACACTTGGGAGACTAATTGGCAAGATATTACGAAATACTTCCTTGAGTTTGGATCTGATATCTCGTTCGAGCTGGATGCCCGGACATCTGAGGTAAGTCTTGAGCAGTTGAATGTGTCGTTGATTATGGACAATTCAAGGGGCAAGTTCAACACCGAGGACTCCAGCAACTCCATGTTCACAACTGGAAATTACCGACTATTTGCCCGGGTGAAGGTGTCGGTTGGTTTGTCTCAATCAGAGACGAATGGAGTGCAAGACGCACCTTCAGATCTGTTCGTATTTGACGGGATTCTGGTGGATGTGACGATCGCGCTGGATAACACTATGACGCTACTTGTCGCATCGAAGCTGTCTGTTCTGAAGAACCATATCTTGGACGTTGATCGTTCGGTATCCATCAATCCACAGTATTCAGGCCGGGCGTTGCTGGACAAGATAATCGCACTTTATAATTCCACCTATTCCGCACTCGGTGTGAGTTTGAAGCTTGGCGGGATTTATGCGGACTATGTGAAGTCTGAGTATGATATTGTTGGAAAGACCTATTATGAGCTTCTTGTTAGTATCGCATCCGAGCTCCAGCTATTCCTGTCGCTGTATACTGACGATGTTATCCGGATTGGCCAGCGTGGAATGGTGGACTCTGCGGCGAGTATGCTGGATCCTTCGACATATCGGATTGATGGGGTGAATGGTGTAGCTTTATCGATAACAAAGCCAACATATACATATTCCTCAAATATAGCGACAACAACGTACCCATTCCAAGAATCGTTGATTTTATCACAAGCAACACTTGAAACTATAGGAGATACTAGCCCGAATTCAATTGATTCGAATATAACTTATAGCTCAGTTTTTGATTCATCGTTTCAATCCTCACCATTCGGAAGTTGGAGGGGACGGGTGCATCACAGTTTTTCTTTTTTTAACACAGAGACGAGTTATTCGACATATAATATGTCTTCAGTGGGCAGTATAATCGTGGTGGACATGCTCATGTGTATTTCCAAGTATTTTGAAGCTAAAGGAGACTCAGGGACCTATTATACTGAAACACATTCTAAAAGCGACTACTACCCGACTGTAAATGGGGTAGGTAAGTACCCTGAGTATAGAAGTACAAATATGAATATAAGTAGTGCTAACTCGCCTGAGTGCTCCATATTTTCTATAATATCAAATTCAATAAATACAGATTCGTCCTACAATATAGACTATACTTATATCAGTAATTTCTTATCAGCATATATTGGGAAATCAATTGGATACTATAACCAAGCCATTAAATTCGCATATAAGTTAGGCATTGTAAAAACAATACCAAAGAAAAACTTTGATGGAACAAAAAGATTTTCTAATATGGGCTATGACTCTATATGCGTCAATAACGAGGGTAAATTATATTATAGAAGATATTCAAATAGCCTGCTACGAAGGGGTATGTATTATTCAATTGGAGATCGATGCTTCGCCTATATGCACTATGCACGTAATAACGGATCAGGCCGCTTTTTAATGCGTACGAAATTAGTTGAATTAGAATGCACAACTGCGGGAACTACTGCAACAGGGTCGAATAGTATTACAGCATGGGGAGTTGGTTCGTATAATAAAGCCGATTGCGCAACTGGAACAAGTTATGCAGACGGCTCGGCAATGTTTAAAAAAATAAATGACTGTTTTCAAGTGGATTCAACGCACGTAGACGATGTTCAGATGACACATGTGGGTTTTAGTGAGTACTCTAGGATATTAAGTTACACGAATGAACCGTATTATATTTTTTCAGGCGGGCAATTTCCAGACACTTATGACTTCATTCGGATGTTTGATGTGAGGTTACATGGTGGTATTTATTATATTGACTACTACAAAGTGTGGGGATTAAATAACGCTGACTTCAGTTTACAGGGGATAACCGCTGCCGATTTACTGGACTGTAGAATAAATGGTAGCGTGTATCAAAATGCTACAAATGCATGTGTAGAATTTGAGTTCTTACTGCCCTATGATACGGATTTATGGGAGTCTTTAGTTCATCCGAGAGGTTCTACGGTTATATGTGATGTTGAAATAGGAGAGGTCCCAGTGGATGCTTCGTTGAGTCACCTTAGATTGGTATTTGACGGAACAAATAACACTATACAAGCCTTTGTAAATGGCTCAGCGTTTGATACCAAGTACAATGAAAACATTGGAAAATCATTTACAGACGTCGATATTAGGGCTGTGACATTTTCAGGAGGTTCTTTTAGGAGTTTATATTCTAATTTATACGCTGATTATCTATATGAGGATGATTGGATTGGCGAGCATCTACTCACTGAAACCTTCAAAATAGCCTATAAAAACTTTACACCAAAATATGGGCAGGTTTTAATCAATATATGTGACAGTGTTCCGGATTCGTCAGATTCTATTGATATATTTAATCAACTTTTTAAAAGTGAAATGTCCTCCGGAGCCCAGACAATTTATTATACGTCTAAAGAATCTGATATATTGGAGTATGTATCTGGAATAGATGATGTACGCAATTATGTGACTATTGCACAATCAAAGGAGCAGTATATATGTGAATTCCTGTATCCAATAATTATGGGTACGCCATATATAAACGATATTATAATATACGCTAATGAGAGGATTATATATCAGCTGAAAAGTATGCGGTATTATGTGGGGACGGCTAATGACGTGCTTGATATAAATGGTACTCTCACTAATTCATCCGTATACACTGGGTGGATAGTGGGTGATTCTGCTAACTCAGATAAAACCGCGCTCGAACTATTTAATGGGAGCTATACACTAAAGGAGGCGTATGGTACCGGAGATGTGGAGAACCAGCCGAAACTAACTATCTACAATAAGGTAATTGCTGGCCTAACCTATAAAGTATACAAGTTTTATACATCGGATTCTGCATGGGATAAACTAAAGGTTAGTATTAGATTAGTTGATTCGCAGAATCAGCTAGAAAAACGATTTTATACAGATATAGATGGACTAGATTATGTGGACATTCAGTCTATCAAGGGCGTACCTTTCTACAAATCCTCTGCATTCCTAGCATCACAGACAGACACAGCTTCTGTGCTTAAATACGGGGTAATACCGGAGACAATAGGCAAGGACAAGAAGTACACCACATCAATGGCGAATGCGGTGGCCGCGAATTTCCTCAATAACCGGGCGGAGCCGAGTGCTCGGGTGACTATTCAGGTTCCGTTCAATTACCAGAACCCGAAGCCGTATGATCAGGTGACTTTGAAGGTATACGACAATAACAACGGTCAGCACTCTTGGGATCCTTACGCAGGGAACGGGGTATTCAACTCTTGGGACTCCGCCACAGATTCCGGTAACGGCTTGAAGTACTATTACAAGGTGTTCAGGATATTTGGCGTTACGCATAAGGCGGATATGTCGGGTACGGTATTGAAATTAGTAGAAGAACAGGGGGCATGAGATGAGCTTCACGACACTGCATCCCGAGTGGTGCGAGATCAATCTGGCGGACAAGAACGTGTATTCGAGCGTGGCATACACCTACTCGAACTTTGGATCGACCCCAGCCACTGAACGACTGTATGACTACAAATCGGATCTGGTACTGACTTCAAGCTCTGCAACTGGAACGACCGCCGCAGTTATTCAAGTCGATCTAGGGGGTACGAAGTCCGCGAACACAGTGAAGATCCTGAACTGTAACTGGCGAGACTATCTGGTCCAGTACTCCACCAACGGGTCGAACTGGACTACCCTATTCTCAGACACCAATAATGTGAATTCGGGCATCCATAACTACGTCGATAATGATGGCGATACCGATGATATCTGGTCAGAACTTGGTGAGGTTCTTTTTGACGAAAATTCAACTGCGATAACAGAGGAAGCGAACCCGGGCGTGGTGAGTTTTAGATACCTGAAGTTCACTGCGAATAGGGCCTTTAACTATTCGGACGAGAAGTACGTCGGTGAGATTTACATTGGAATGCGTGCAATGAAGCTCGCTACGGGTAAGGTTCTGGACTACGCAGAAGAACACAGTGACGCCCGGGAAAGTGTGATAAACACTTGGGACGGTTATTCGATCAAGAACCGCTCGAAGCAGACGTACAAGGGTACGTTCAGCATCAGCAGACCATCCACAGCAGAGGCCCAGTTTATTCGAGATTTCATCAAGAAGGGGTACTGCTATGTGTTCTTCCCAACGGGCGGCGAGATTGGCGAAGAGCTGCACTTCTGCCTGAGTTTTGGGGATGTCTATCTGGTGACGGGTGTTGGGAGTTGGGGGATCAACCCATTCGGCGTTTCCGGAAATGGTATCATCACATTTGAGCAACTTGAGACCAAGATGTTAAATTAAAGTTATGGTTATTTACATACAAATCGTGCTATAATATGAATTAAGGAGCGAGTTATGGGGATCAAGATTTCCGCTTTTTCGAGTAAGACGCCAGCCGCCGACCACATCATTCCGATAGTGGACACGGACGACCCTTTGCTGGTCTACAACTACAAGACCACATTAGAGGATTTACAGGACTTCATACTCGGCTCCGGCGGATCAGTCACATATACGACAATAGCCGCGACAACTGCAACAATCACGAACCTTACTTGCTCTTCATCATTCACAGGATACCAAGGCTCTTTTACCAACCTCACCACAACCACCTGTCTGGCCACAACTGCGACTGTGACTAATCTGGTATTCGCAGACGGCACTCGTATGACTTCAGCTGCTGCGACTGCAACTGGAATGACCTCAACTACTGATCTTACTTTTGCAGCTGATACGGACAACAATGGTTCTGGGGTTATATCATTTGCGACTAGAGGTACTGAGCGACTTGGTATAGCCAATACAGGTGCGGTATCTATTTCAGGCGGCCTCAACGTCGGCACTGCAACTGGTGCGGGGGCTGGGGAAATTAAGGCTAGTGCTGGCGGATCTTTCATGGGCAACGTCGGCATCGGAACGACTGCGCCAGCTAATAAATTAGATGTTAGTTTAGGTGATAATCAATCGCTCAATCTAACATCATCTGGCGCTAATTATACATCATATATTAATTTTGTTGATTCAGACGCCGCAAATTCTGGACGAATCAGCTACGATCATTCTTCAAATGCAATGCGATTCGCAACTGGAACTGCGGCAGGAACGGAAAGAGTGAGGATTGATGTAAACGGCAACGTCGGCATCGGTACGACTGCGCCAGATGTTTTAGCACACCTATACAGAACCAGCTCTGACACAACAATAACTAATTACGACGGCGCGACAGCTGCTACGTTAAAGTTAAACAATCCAGACACAACCTCTGGAACGTACTGCGCATTAGCTCTTAGGGCTGGCACATCAGATAATGCAATTATTTGTATTAATAGAGGTACAAATCAGGGCGATATAGCGTTTTTAACAGACAATGCAGGTATAGGTGAAAGAGTCAGAATTTTAGCAAACGGCAACGTCGGCATCGGTACGACTGCGCCAGCCGCCGTACTCCACGGTACTGGTTCCACAATCATAGGTGCAGCAACTTCCGCAATTGCGGATGGGAGTATCGGCAATAGTCAAGTGAATGTGTGGTTGGACGAGTCTGGGAATAACCTGAAGTTCCGGATTAAGTATTCGAATGGTACGTTAAAAACTGGGACACTGGCTTTGACATAAAGGAGAGCATATGACAATATCAAAATTAACAAGATATACCGCGACGCTTACTCGACCAACAGAGGCGCAACCTGTTCAGTATGCTGCCGGAGATGTAATCAGCTCCACGGCATCCCCTAAGTCGAATATTACAGTAGATTTTTCGGACTTCAGTTCCGCCTATATTGTAGGGATTACTTTGAAAGTAGCTATGACATCCGTACCAGTGGATATGAATGCGGGATTTACGGTACATTTCTATTCGGCAGCCCCGGCTGAATTGTCTGATAATGCTGCGTATGCTATAACAACGGACACGGGATACTTATTCTCGATTGATTTGGCAACTCCAACTGATATTGGAGGATTTATCTTCACTCAAGAATTTACAAAGAAACTCCCCATAACATTTGGATCTGCCTCTACTCTGTATGCTAATCTAGTAACGAAAAGCGCATTTACACCTGAGTCTGCGACGGTATTCACACTCGGGATTGTGACTGAAAAACTTCAATAAACGAGGTAACTACGATGAGATGCAAATTTAACACAAAGATCACTGATATTAAGGGAACCGAGATCCAAGGCCCGGATGGCTCGGCCATCGATCTTGCTTGGCTTGCAGGCGAATGCTTATTGGCCATTGATCAGGGCGCTTCTGCGGATGAGAAGCTGAAGCGGTTCGCACTGGCGCGTAAGATCCACGAAACACCTGATTGCGAGTTTACTGTAGAAGAGCTGGCACTTTTGAAGAACCAGATCGGCAAACACCACTCCCCTCTTCTGGTTGGGATGGCGTATTCTATTATTGAACGTGGAGATGCTGTATGAGTTTCTCACTTGACCGTGGCCATGCGAATGTTCTGATATACAATTTTGACGACAACACATTGTTTGATGATATCAGTACGTTCGAGTTCTGGTTCACGGTCAAGGAGTCCATTGGTGACGATGATTCTGCGGCTCTGATTGCGAAGACAGAGGCTGATATGACCGTTCTGAACAATACGGGCGGGGATCCTATGATACTCACCATCCCACTCACAGAGTCTGATATGGATATCACCCCGGGTCATTACTATTATGATCTGTGGTGTAAGCGTGGGAACACACTTCCAGCCAACAAGTTCGATTCCGGCCGTTTTGACGTGACCCAACCTGTGACGAGGAGTATAGCCTAATGTCCAACGTAAAGACGATACATATCAATGAGAACACAGTCCGGGTATCCGTGTCGGTAATACAGGGTAGCGTCGGCGGCGGCGGTACTGGAGACGTCACAGGACCGGTCACATCAACTGATAACGCGATCACACGCTGGAACGGTACGAGTGGTGACACTGTTCAGAACTCACTCGTTACGATCGACGATAATGGGTCGATCAATATCCCTTCAAGTCAAGCGTACAAGATCAATGGCACTGCGCTCGCGGCTTCAGATGTTGGTGCATCAGCTGTGGGACACAATCACTCCGGTACTTACGAGCCCGCGAACGCCAATATCCAGAACCACATCAGCAGTACATCGAATCCTCATTCAGTCACCGCAGCACAGGTCGGATTGGGAAGCGTCACCAACAATGCGCAAGTCAAGAAGGTATCTTCAAGCACCGACAACGCGGTTATGCGATGGGACGGGGCAACTGGCGATACTCCGCAGGACTCTTTAGTCACTATTGCCGACACGACAGGTGCAATTAGTATCAACGCCCATACGGCTATAACGGATCCGGGTGCAACACCATTGGGTAAATTCCTCCGGGATGACGGAACTTGGCAGACGGTATCAGGTGGCGGAGGGACTGGCGATGTAGTTGGCCCGGCTTCTAGTACTGACAATGCGATAGCACGCTTTGATTCGACTACTGGGAAGTTGCTTCAGAATTCACTCGTTACGGTGGATGATAATGGGTCTGTCAACATTCCATCCAGTCAGGCATATAAAATCAATGGTACAGCGCTCGCGGCTTCAGATGTCGGTGCGGAACCGGCGAATGCCAATATCCAGAACCACATTAGCAGTACATCGAACCCGCATTCGGTAACTTACTCGCAAGTAGGGGCTGAGCCTGCTAATGCCAACATTCAGAACCATATCAGCAGCACATCGAATCCTCATTCGGTAACTGCTACTCAGGTGGGACTTGGAAATGTTACCGACAACGCTCAAGTAAAGAAGATTTCCTCCAGCACTGACAACGCCATAATCAGATGGGATGGGACAACTGGCGATACCCCTCAGAACTCGCTCGCAACCGTTGATGACAGTGGCTCGATCAATGTCCCAGCAGGGCAGGGATACCAGATAAACGGTACGGCACTGGCTGCTTCGAACGTGAATGCGCAAGCCTTGCATGGCTTCGTAAATCGTACGGATTCTGTTCTTGGAATGTCTTCAAATGACCTTCAGGTGACTACGTCTGGTAGTTATGTGTTTTATGTGAACGGCACTAAGTTCACGGTAAGCACCACAAAGGCTGTGACGATAACTGCCGATCTTGACGAGACTTTCGTATACTTCGACAACACTGGCACCCTTCAGAAGAGTACAACACCGTGGGATATCAAGGATCTCACAGTAATACCCGTAGCACTTGTGTATAAGGATGGTTCGAATTACCAAGTATATGATGAGCGGCACACCTATATACGATCATTGCCATGGCACAGCTGGGCGCACACTACTATCGGGGCACGGTACTATGGGACGGGATTGGCGGGCACGTTCACAAACACGACGCTATCAATCACTCAGGGAACTATTGCTGACGAGGATCTGATCCACGACACAGGCGGTACCAAGACAACCGCCACACTCTGGTACAGGAGCACCGGTGCAACTGCGATGCGGTTTGAAGCGCTTCAGGCATATCCATATAAACAGGACACAGGAACTATCCAATACGACAACGCTGGAACCCTTACCAACGTGTCTACCAGCCAGTATGTGAACTCGTGGGTATACGCGGTACCGGGAAAGTCCTCTACAACAGCAGAAATCGCTGTCGTAGTTGGTCAAGCGCAGTATTCAAGTCTCACGGCGGCGCAATCTGGTAGTGCGCCAGCGTTTCCGGGTATGTCAACACTCGAATGGAAGCTACTCTATCGCGTGACTTATCGAAATGTTGCCGGAACCGCGACGTATGTGGAAGCAGTGGACTACCGCGCTATACAGTCCGGTCCAGCGGTCAGTTTGAACGTGACAGATCATGCGTCACTGACTAACCGTGATGCTGTGAACTCACATCCAGTGACAGCGATTTCAGGTATGAATAGCACGCTGTTTTTCGTAATTAATGGTGGCGGATCGGTCCCGGCCACTGGTGCATACTGCCTACTGCCGGCACCATACGCATGCACGATAGACAGTTGGTACATTGCAGCGGATGCGTCCGGGTCTGCGGTGGTTGATATCAAGGTGGGCGGTTCGTCCATTGTTGGCGGATCAGGCAACAAACCTACCCTCTCCAGCGCGCAGACAAACAGCGCCAACGTGTCCAGCTGGTCAGATACTAGCATTGCTCAGAATGATCTGTTCACGGTAAATCTGGACAGTGTGACGACGTGTAAAATAATCCATGTTCAGTTGAGGGTGACTAGAGTATGACAACATTTACAGAGTGCGGTTTGAACGGTAGGACGTGGGACGTTAACGAAAAATATTCGCACGGCGATTTCACTGACGTTGATTTGTCTGAGATTGACCCTGCTGAATTTGATAACACCTGCGTAATCAATTCATGTTTTTACCAGTCTCCAAGACAGGGCGTTGTCCAGCCATACAATTCCATACCAGCAAACATGCAGAATGTTCGATTCATCCAGTGCAACATGGACAACGTATCGATTCCTGCTGGCGCTGACATATCGGATGATGGGTGGAATCGTAACAGCAATCAAATTATAACGGGGTGAATAGATGGCAATCGGAGCGGGAGCAGTATGGGAATATCGCACAACTGGAAATAACAACTATGGCGGCGGATTTGACTCAACATTATCCGGTGCCGGAACTGATTATAGCCAGCAAGATACCGCGTTCGCATCTTACACTAATCTCGCCTGCACAAATGGTACCTCAACAGTAACGTCTTCCGATGGGAATTTCACATCAGGATTAGTGGGTAATTGTCTAAACATCAATACGACAGCAAATAATTTTCAGGCAGGATTCTATTTTATCACTGGATACACTGACGCAAATACAATAACAGTTGATCGATCACCTGTATCAGGTGGCAACGGAACGAGCGGTGTCGGTAGTATTGGCGGTTCAATACAAACACCTCTTGATGCCCATGTAGAGGTGTTTGTTGGTGGAAATAAAATATGGATAAAAGGCGGAAGTTATACGTTGACTCAGATTGTGAGTCCATCATCAACATCCGCAACAAACACGACTCCGATTATTGTTGAGGGATACAAAACTACTCGCGGCGATTATCCGAAATTAACAGATCGCCCGTTTATTAACGTCTCCACCTATCAATTTCTGATTGGTGGTTGGTGGGAGATGCGCCATATTGATATGGAAGGTTCGCCAACCAGCAACGTATCTGGAACGGTATCTTCAAATGGTGCGACGTTTATAAACTGCAAGGCTGTAAATACTTCGACAGGAACTAATCGGCACGCATTTGCAACGACTGGCGTGTGCCACTTTTATCTTTGTCAGGGAAAATCAGCAAGCTCAAGTGGTGCGGCATTTAACGCAACGTCCTCTCGATTAATTAACTGTTATGCATATGACAGCTACCAAGGGGTAATCAGCTCATCGGGTACTATCCCAATTCTGATCGGATGCGTGCTGGACTCGAATACAATCGGATACAAACCCACCACTGGACAAACAAATGCTATGGTCATCGGTTGCGTGTTCTACAATAACACTACGCAAATCGACCTGAACACGTCAAAACGTATTCCGATAATCGGAAACATTTTCCACACATCGACCACCGCAATCACAGATAGCACGAACAATGATGTTACGCCCATAAAATACAACCTGTTCTACAACAACACGACTAACGGGACAAACGTGACTATCGATTCCACAAACATCACAGGTCAGGACCCGCTATTAACTGATCCGGCGAATGGAGACTTCACACTAACGGCCGGATCACCGGCTTTACGTGCAATGCCATCACTGAGCTGGATTGGTCTTGTTGGCGACTACAAAATGAACATCGGCATCGATCAAGATGATCTTGCAACACAGTGCTATGCCTTCGCTTGTTGATGGCGTCAGGATAGTTTTTACAGGCATCAGGCCATTGTAATACCAGCGATTAGCGCTATACTGTTCTCAGAGCTTCACGGCTCGACGCGCGGCGGTCCGGTTTCCTCGTCACAGAGGATTACCCCACACGGGGTCCCGGGCCGCTTTTCTTTTATCAGGGGGCAGTATGTTCCAACAACTTGCACAAATTCAGCTTGCAATGTCAGACCCGACACAACGCGCTCAGATAATTAATCAGCTCCCTCAATCATTACACTATTTATTCGATAACAACCAACGCTTCCAACAACTCGGACAGGACAAAATAGCCCAGCTTCTTGATGCGCTGAACTGCGTGCAGTCTGGTAGACCAGTTCCGCAATTGCCTTGGTTGGATGAGCTAAAAGCACAGATACCGCAAAAAGCAGAAGTGGTTGATTAGTTTTGATATGCGTTTGATATAGGTTTGCTATAGTTTAAGCAATTCCAGACCACGGACGGTCTGTTTGCCGGGTGGGGCGCCCTGCCCGAATCAAAGAACATGGAGGTTCTATATGAGTGGTTTTCAATCAGCTACACCTGCGGGATATCAAATGGTATCGACTGGATATCCCGGCATGGGTGGATTCGGATTCGGGTCCGGTTTCGGACTTGACGCACTTCTGATCCTGTTATTGCTGGGCCCGAATGGATTTGGACGCGGTGGGTACGGCTCACCAGCAGCCAATGCAGTTACGACTGACGTTGTTCTGCAACCGGCATTCCAGTCACTTCAGCACCAGATCGCGACTCTCGCAGAAAATCAGGCTACCGCTGCGATCACCAATAAAATTGGCGATCAAATGCAGGCTCAGGCTTCACAGGCCGGTTCTATCGGCGCGGCTATTGGCGGGCTTCAGGCTTCTATTGAGAATAGCCGCTTCACGGCGCTGGACCAAAATAACAACCTGTATCGCGATATCACGGCCCAGAATACTCAGGCGCTTCTGAACTCTAACCAGCAGACTCAGATCACCAACGGACTGATCACTAATGGGTTCAACCAGAATTATCTGGCCACGCTCACCGGGTTCAATGGCGTAGAGAAATCCATTGACGGTTTGTCCCGCGAACAGGCTGAATGTTGCTGCCAAATCAAAGAATCCATCCTGACCAACGCCCAACGTGGTATCGATCTTCAGAACCAGATCCAGAAAGAGAATCTGATCAGCCAGCTGAATGACGCCAAGGCACAGATTTCAAATCTGAGCCAGACCAACCAGCTGATCCAAGCCATGCAGGCGCAGACTACTACCATCCTGCATCACATGTTTCCTTGGTATGGTAGCTCAAACGGAAACGGCAACGGAAACGGCAACAGCGCAGTCGTCCGTTAAGTTGAACTGGCTCCAACGATTAGCAAAGCGGGTCTTCCGCATTTGAACCCTACGCGCCCGGTATGTCCCTTCCGGGCGCTCACTTATGAAAGGACTGTCATGGAAAAGGAATTATTCACACTGATTGAAAAACTGATATCCGACGAACACCGGATGTCTATTGTTGAGGCTGAGCACATGAGCGTATTCCAGTCACGTGGTCTGCCAGGATTCAAACGTCAGCATCGGTACCTTGCCCGGTGGCGAACTGAGGCGGCTTTAAAGCTCCGGTGTTGGGTCACAGATAAAACAGGCATGCGGCCATTCGTTTCTGTATCAATCACATCATCGGTGGTGTCAGAATCTGCTCTAGACTGCATCATATCATTAATCGGTGAATACGACACACTTATGAAAAATTATGTCGTAGCGGCAAAGATGGCAGGCGATAAAGGCCACGACGACTTACTACAGATACTTGAGTATCAGATTTGTTGGCTGTCAAAGACGATTATGAAATACCGGCGCGATTACCAGGAAATTTCAAATGTGAATTCAGATTCCGTTTATATCCAACTCAGAAGCGAATCGCATCATGAGAAGTTTAAAAAAAAGGAAGCCGATTTCCGCATATGCGCTGAATAAAAAAAAGGTGCCCGGCCTGGGGAGCCGGGACTTGGGGAGTGATGAAAATAAAAAAAAGGGACTGAGGTTTTTTAATAATAGACCCTTTAGGTTGCTTTTGCAATAAAAAAAATGGTATCCTGAATACGTCAGCTGACGGTAAAAAAGAGTACGTTACCGCTTGGGGCTTGGCCGGTTCAATACCGGCGGCGTGCGCGGGGTGGGGTGGCTAAACGCCACCACCCCGATTGAATTCAGATCGGGGTGGATACATGGCAGGGTTCAATTCAGAACAGCGCAATAGTCTTCAAAAGGAACTGAAAATCATCACATTAGAGACAGAGAAAATGCTATCCGCAACGGAAACGCGGATAGTGGAAGCGGTAAAGGCTGAGATAAAAAATTGTCACGATTCACGGCCCTGCATGGGCACTGAATTTAAAAGGTTAGCCACAAAGGAAGATATTTCCATAACATCATATCCATTTATAGCGAAGATTGCGGTAATCAGTCTGCTGGTCATGACAATGGCCACCATAGCTGGTGGCCCTGTTGATTTACTTTTAAAGCTGGTCCCAAAGGCATTCGCGGCTACGGCGCAATCGTCACGTTAACCGTCACTGGAATCTGTTTCAACGGTCCGTAAATACTTGCCAGACTGCGCTGAACGTGTGCGGCCGTCGCTGGTGACACTGTGAGTGTCTTCCCATCGATCCGCATCGTGACATTTGCGGTAGGGATAAACGCCCCGGATGTGGTCATAACCACGTTACCAGTTGGACCGGATATCACCTGAATGCCCATGGGGTACGCTGAAACTGATATCAAAAGAATTGCAATTGTGATTAATGTTCGCATTTTAACCCCTCATCTGAATGCCTTATTGAAATAAACTCTAGCCCTGAAACATATTTTACACTACGGAATTCAGCGAAATTGCATTTCTTGCAACTCCGATATTGGAGTTTATACGCGCTTCCTACAGGGTCACCCCACGCACACCATTCGTGATTGCAATCGCTTTTAAATACACGTCTTATCCAATCGATTAATTTTCGCATTATTTAATCTCCCATTCATCACACATACCATTTCCGTAAGTTGGTTTCTCTTCCTTTTCGCACTGGTCCTGTGCTCCAATTAGAGGGTTGTAGAAGCAGCAATTCCCACAGCACTTCATCATTTCAATCTTGGCCTGTGCTTCTGCGAGTTGTTGCTCAGTTCTATTTATCTCTCTTCGTAATTTTGCTATACAAATTAAATCTTCTGTCATGCCATAATTGCTCATTCCCCGTCCCCCAGTTCAGGAATTTCCATCCAGTATTTAAATTCATCCAAATTGACCTTAATCACATGGCCTTCTTTATCATGTAAAAACCATCCGTCATTTTTGAAACTCTTACTTGCAACTGTTTTTCCGCCAAAATGCCCTAAACACAAAACATCTTTTATGTGATCCGGCAACCGCTCCTCGACCGGAATCCACCGGAGTTTATCACGGAGTTTTGCTAGTTTCCGTTCGAGTTCAGCAATTTTTTTCGTTGCATATTCTTCGCAATGTGCCATTTCTATTGCTGACTGTAGTGCAGCTTTATACATGTCGTGGATTTTTCCGTTTAATTTAATATTCAAATATTGATCCATAGCTAGATACGCTTCAGAATCTGTCATAATTTCACCGCGTTTTTTTATATCCATCACACATCTCCTTATACTCGCATTAAATTCCCAGTTTCCAGATACGCATTTAAATGTCGAATTAAAATAACAATATCATTATGATTAAGATTGAATTCTGTTCTCTCAAAGCTCTCTTCAATTGTGATATTGATAAGTGATTCTTTTTGTTCAAATACGATCGAATCGTCATATTCATGAAATCGTAATGCCATCACGCACATCCTTTCATCTTTTCATTGCTATATTTCAGGTTCACACCTTTCAGGTTTGCGTTCTTTAAATTCAAACACGACAGGTCGAATATGCCGTATTTGTTACGCTCTACCTCGCATATAATTTCGCCAGTTATTTTATGCGGTATTACCAGTTTATTGCCCATTAACACCACACTCCAATCCTAAATATAGACAGCAACCGCCGCCACTTAAAATAACCGTGCACCTCTTTTACGCACGGGCCGACACGGTGAATCCCTCCGCACGCGAAGAATTTGAACCCGTGCTTTCTAGCCTCCTCCTGATACTTCTTCCCCTGCCTCCCTTCCAGCATCTTCTTTTCAGCCGCCAGCGCACCGGACAGTGACTGATTGGCGTTTTTGACCTCGACCACTGCCCTGAGACGGCCCTTTATATCGAAAACGCAGATATCAAACCGGTTCCGCTGGCCTTTCGGGTTGCACTCCACACGGGCGTCAAAGCCGCGATCCAGCAGTGCCTGTTGTAGTTTATGCTGGACATTGGCCTCTGTGTAGCGGATATCCCGTGACTTAATCATATGGCAGGGTAGGTTATGATTATCTGTGCCGGCCACAGTAGCCAGCACAGAACCAATACGACTATAGCGGCAATTATCCGGCCCCAGCGCGGTTTCATTTCCGCACCTGCCCACCATAATAGCCGGCATGTTTTATGGAAATTGACTTGTTTCCGAAAAACGGATTTCGGATATTATCTAGCCTATCCAGAGTTTTAATGCTCTGAGCGACCTGATTTTTCCAGATATTTGAATCCCGTAACTCTCCATTTTTTCCAATCCATCCGTCAACCCAAACTACTCGCCTAAAAACTGAAGTGACTTCTTCTTTTTCTGGTGATAGTGTACAGCTTCCTGGCGCCACTTGCTTGTACACTTCTCTTGATATGGTGGCAGTAAACGTGATCTCATAGCTATAAAAATACCCATCAGGATCACTTTTACGGCGTGAAACAATCCTGACTGGATCATCAGGGTTGAATCCGCGAATTTGAAGTGTTTCAACGTCATGGTATTGCATTGAAGCAATACCTAGAATAGCCGCGATAAATATGCTGAGCATACCAAGTGCGGGTGGGATAGGGCCAATCAGAAATAACCACCCTACCGGCATCATTGCCGATAAAAAGGTGGATAAGAACAAAATTCCCTGCATGGACACCTCAGAAACACCTTGATCACACCCCTGCCCTACCTCATTTCCCACGTCTATTTTTCTCCTTTCGTGCTCAAATTTTTAGTTTTCCCCGAGTAGGGGAGTGGTTTTATACATCGTTTAAATTATAAAATCCAAATTTTTTAGCTTTTTTGTTATAAGCTTTTGCAGCCTCAACAGGATCATCGAAAACACCTAAGTAGATAGCTTTCCCATTGTAAGTTATTTGAGCTTTATATCTTATTTTTTTTATTTTATATCTATTGCTATTAAAAATAGAAACACCATAAAACCCAGTTTTATTTCTATAATTCATTATTTTATTCCTAGTGTTTTGAGCTTTTGTGCACACCCTCAAATTAACAACTCTATTATCAAATTTATCTCTATTTATATGATCAACTACTAATCCATTAATATTATGCCCTGATAATATCATTGCTAATCGATGCATTTTTACAGTGTATTCATTGTATTTATAATTACCTATATTGCATGCGCCAACATATCCACCTTGTAAATTCCAACGGTACTTGGAAAATTCATCTAAAAAATCTAAGTCAAATATTGTTGTTAATCCACAATTTATTATCATGTGAACTTCGTTTTTTATTATTGTATATTCGTTTCTTTTTGTTTCCATTATATTCTAACTCCCACCCTTTAATTTTTAATTTTATTCCTTCCTTATATAAATCTGTTCGCAACATATTATCTGGACGCTTACCTTTATACCCCATTTCTCTTGCTATATCTGATACAGAAATCAGATGCAGAAGCGTAGTTAATTTTTTTAAGTTTTCGATGTTTGAAAAATCTAACATTGCCATATGATAATAATATACCACTTGCAAATGAATGTAAATAGGAATATTATTATATTTAAATATGTTATTTGCGTATTTCATTTGAAACTAATTTTATTTCTAGTTTCACGTGAAACCAAAAACGTGTGAAACATAATCTGTGAAACAAGAAAGGGGAATGAATGACAAATGCTTTGGGACTGGCAGTAGTCGTAATGTTCGCTAAGGGCCAATTCGCCATTGCGGACAACACGCTTTCTATGTACCGTGCTGATAAATCAGCGGCACGGTATCATTATCAGTTACACACTGAGCTCGGCTGGCCACTCAGCCACTGCCCGGCTCGGGAGATTTTTGAGCTTCAGGAAAAACCGGCATTTATGCTCAATGATGCCGGACTTTTAGAATGGATAAAGGGAGGAAGTTTATAATGAAAGAGCTTGAAATTTTAACAGCACTAGGTATAACCCGTGAGGATGTTCTTGATAAAGCTATAAATTACTTAGTTGAATTGCCATCTGATTATAGAAGAGTGTCTGAAGAAGACTGGATTTCATCACCACTCTACAAGTCTTTGGATATCCGAATTGATAATGAAGTCAATTCGATGTTGAAAAAAATGAGTGTATCAATAAATGAAAGACTTGAAAAAATGATGCAAGAAAAAATAGACGAAACTTTCAATTTACCATTTCAAAGAACTGATTGTTGGGGTGATCCAATAGGAAAAAAAACATCTATACGGGAAATAATTAAAGAAAGAGCCGATTCATATTTAAGTGAAAAGGTTGATAATGATGGCAAAAATTCTGACTATGGAAAATTTACAAGAGCAGAATTACTAGCTAGAAACATTATTGAAAATGAATTTAATGCACAAATTAAATGTGAAATAGAAAATATTGCACTACAACTAAAAAACAGAATTCCAAAAACTATTTCTGAAGAAATTTCTAAAGTTGTTCTTAATTATATCAAATAAGGATGGGATGTTATGACAGATTTAATGATTCAAGGGCAAGATTTCACGGCACAGGAAATTGTTGCCGTGATGGAAAAAATGAGTGAGGTTGTGGAAAAGGCGCGGATTATCGCGCTGAAAGGCACTACCCCAGCGGATTGGACAGATCAGGGCGGTAAGCCCTATTTGACAATTTCGGGAAGTAACAAGGTGAAAAATATCTTCAAGGTAAGTGTCAGTGATTCAGGCTGGAACAAAACTGACCTTGAGGATGAAACCGGAAAGTATTATGTCGTTTCATTCCACGCGACTTTCACGTGGTCGCTTGGTTCTACGACAATGACTGGGACTTGCTCAAGTCGTGACAAGTTCTTTGGAAAAGACAAAGAAATGTCCCAAGTGGACTTTACCAACGTCCTAAAAAAAGCAGAAACAAATTGCTATGGGCGTGGGATTAAGGCCCTTCTCGGGATTGGCAACATTGAGTGGGATGAACTCGAAAAGATTACTGGGTGGGGACGCGGGCAGGCCACAAAGGTGGAGTACCGTGATAAGACAGTGGTGTCCGACAAAATGAAGGAAATGCAGGGTGAGCTTAGCGGTCTTGTACTTGCGAAGGCTGGCAATGACGTCGAAGCGGCAAAGGGATTGCTTGAGCTTATGACTGAGTTCATTGGCAAGGACGGGAACAAGGTAAATGGTAAGCGCGAAATCGACAAACTGACCGAAAAACAGCTTGAAATGTGTCTGCGTAAACTAAAGGAAGGGAAATAATATGGAATTTCCTGATATCGTAGCTGGTATTGACCAGCTGAAGCGGTCCAAAATAAAAAAAGTACCTGCCATGGCCAATCGTGCATCCTATTTGGGTGACGATTGTGAGCGCAAGCTGTACTATCTCCGGGCAGAATGGGATAAGGCGGAAGAAACACCGCTTGAACTGCAATACATATTTGAGGAAGGTCACCAGCAGGAAAAGGTCATAATTGCTGATATGATTGAGGCTGGATTTAAAATCATTCGGCAGCAGGAGCCGTTCACCTGGGCAGATCACCAGATTACAGGCTCAATTGACGGCATGATCGTGATGCCTGATCAGTCGCTTGTCCCTTTCGATGCCAAGTCTATGTCACCGCACGTATGGGACAAAGTTTCGGATGTGGAAAGTCTGAAGCGTTTCACGTGGACGAAAAAATACGTGGCGCAGATAATTCTGTACATGCTTATGTCGAATCAAGAGCGTGGAGTGCTCGTTTTCAAAAACAAATCAAATGGTCGGTTTAAACAGCTGAATTTCTTGCTGTCTGACTTCCTTGACCTGGCCGAGGAGCAACTACAAAAGGCTGACCGTGTGAATGTGGCTGTGGCCACCAAAACACCACCTGACAGGCTGGAAGAACCAGACCATTGCCGTATGTGCCAATTCCGGCTACATTGCCTACCAGATCAAAATTTTGACCATCTGGAATTTATCGACAATGAAGAGCTGGTGGCGCTTTTGGAGAAAAAAGAACAGCTTAAGCCATACCGGGATCAATACGACGATATTGATGATCAGATCAAAGAACAGATAAAGGGCCGTGAATTTGTCTGTGGCAATTATCATATTTCTGGAAAGTGGATAGAAAAAAAAGAATCGGTAGTTAGGGCTTCTAAGTATTGGAAGTCAGCAATTAAAAAGATCGGAGAATAAACATGATAATGAACGATAAAGCACAGGAAGCATTTCAGAGATACGTTGAGACAGAAAAAAACATTTCATTGATGCAAAATACTGAAAAGACCTCCGAAATGATGAGAGAATTGATCGACTGGATAAATTATCATAACCGTGCGGAAATGATCGACGTAACGCAGGTGAAGATTAATTTCGGTCAGCTTTTATCAGGGTTCCCAACTGAGGCGATTGCAGAGGCGCTAATGTCCCGCATGCCGGAGAAACAGGATCAGGACCAGGATCAAGTTTCTGAACTGGAATGGTCAGAAGTGACTGATGAACCTGTTGCGCTTTGCAAGTGCCGACACATGCCAGTGATTCATTGTGAAGTGGATGATTTCAATCATCCAGAGGATTCAAAAATATTTTACGCAGAATGTAAAACCTGTGGTATTCTGGTAAATGGGAATAGCGAGACTGACGCGGCCCAAAAATGGAATTTAAAACTGAAGGGAGAAATGAAAGATGATCAAACAAGTGGGTACGGGGATTTACAAGGCGTTTGCGGGAAAATCGAATCCGAAGCCAGTTTTACAGAATCCGGGGATCAAGGTGACGGTACAGCAAAAGGTTGACCCTGGAATTCTCAATCACTTGAGAAGTAAGGTACTATAGCACAGAAGCGCCCGGAAACGGGCGCTATTACTTTATGGGGGTCAGTATGGGAGAAAAAGAAGATATCGAAAAAATCATTTCATGCGTGCGGAAGATTATGGGAATGAATGAAGATATCAGCAAAGGGGTTAAAATTTCGATTTCAGGCAATCCACCAGAAAAGCGCAACCCGAATGTTCGGTGGGCCGGGAAAGTTGATTGGGTGATGAATTATGACCGACTAGTGACAACGGTGTGCGGTGTGACGCGGCCAAGGTGCGTGATGCCGGCCACAAGTGATGAGCGCAATTGTCCGTATTGCTTCAAAGCGTATTAGTGGTATACTGAATATTGTTATAACCGGGGCGGCAGTCAGATTGCCCCGTGGTCACTGAAAAGACTGCCATCAGTGATAACGACCCGGAACACCTCTCGCAGAAGTGCACCAGTCCGGGTATTAATGCCGGGCCTATGCACTCCGCACTTGGCCCGGCTCCAATCTCCAATTACCCGCCACGCCTCTGATTCAAGCGCATTTTGGGCGGGTTTTTTATTTTATTTATACTTTAGATTTACCTTCTACGCCACGCTTTTCACGATCAATTTTTCGCTTCATCAACCACAATAATGCTTCATCAAGTTTTGTTATTACTACTGCGTTTTCACGTGAAGGAAATTCAGCATTAAATTTCTCAATTATTATTTTTGCAGTCTCTATCAGTGTATCGACCTGACATCCATTAATACCGACTTCTTTGATCGGGCCGTTTTGCAATTTAAAACTAATACAATTCATTTTTTCATTAATATTTATCGGAAGTTCATCTCTCATTTTGTCAAAATCATCCCTCGACATATCTGTTGGTTTATCTCGAACAACTTTATAACCACCAATTTCTTCAATGCCTTCTAATGTTCTTAATGCCATTATATATTCCTTTTTTTATTTTTATTGTCTGCCAGCCTTGTTATGCCAGGGATCGATCACACTGGACAGACTGACAGGGCTTACACTCAAATCATACCATATCGTCCACATGGACGAAATGGTTTTATTATGAAAGTTCTAATAATTTTAATAAAAAATATAGCGTAACTACAGCAAAAATTATCTTAAATTCTAATAAATCCTAATAATTCTTATTTTACTTTTGAGCCTAAAAGTAAAATAAGAAAATCCATATTTTACTTTCAACACGATAAATTCCTTATTTGACTGGATCAATCTTTTTGTGATGGGCAAAAGTGTTTGACACTTATATATTGTAAGAATATACTAATATATATCTAAACTATATATAAA